TCCTGGGCTACTTCAATGGGTGTACGGTCCATATCAAGCTCCTTGTGTGACTGTGACGTGATAACGGCGGGCGTCTTGCTGGGCCTTCTCGGACTTCTTGCTCAAGCCCGCGATGGTCCCGATATTTCGACCACTGGCTTCAACCTTCTCGCGCGAATCCGTGGCCACTTGCGATGCGCTTGACCCACTGGCATTTGCAGGGCTGAAAGATCGGTCTTCTGCAAATACACTGCGCTGGCCGCTGCCGTGTGCAGTAAGGATGTTGCCCAATGACTTGGGTGTGCCATCCGGCCAGACTGCCGGGGTCCGCGTGGTCTGTGCGGTGTCGCTCATATCCCTCGCGCTCCCTCGTATTCCCTCAGAACTCCCTTGCTCTTGAGTTCGGTGTGCAGCAACATTGCGGCATGGATTTCAATCACCGCCCACTTGTGAAGGACATCCCGAGCAATCTCGGATTTGTCCTTTCCTGTGGTTCGGTGGAGTGTTTCCAGAAGTGCATCGACTTCTGGGGTGACTTTGCAGCGGAAGTCTGTGAGGGGGATAGACATTTATGCGGCCCTCTCGGCTGCTTGGGGGGCGGGTTTCTTGCGAAGTGGCTTGGGCTGCGTGTACTTCATTTCAAGCACCTTCGCCCAAGGTTTCGGGAGGCCGCGTTTGCGCCAATTGCTCACCACGTTTTGTCTAACGTCAAGAGCATTTGCGAGCTTTCCGACACTGCCTTCGGAATCAATTGCGTTTTCGAGAATGTTCATGAACAACACTGTATCACTTAAGTGTTATTTATTCAACACCAAAGTGCTTCACTGCTGTGATTTACTCAGCGGTATGGAAGAATCGATCGGAGACCGCCTGAAGAAACTTCGGAAAGCGGAAAAACTAACGCAAGCCGCACTTGCTGCACAGGTCGGGCTAAGTCAAAGCGCAATTGGAAATATTGAAGCTGGCACAAGGGGGTATGGCGCTAGTGTTGTACTTATCGCAAAGGCTCTTAAAACCTCCCCCGAATTCCTCCAAGTGGTCGGGAGGTTAACGAGACAGCCATCAGAATCAAACCAGCCTGCGGATATCCCGTTTTCTGGTCAAGTGGCTGGCGAACATAGGCCAATACCCATAGAACTTGAAAACAACCCCGAATACCCAGCGATTCGTCGAGTGGCCATCAAGGCTCAGGCTGGCGTGTCTGGTTTTTCAGTTGAGTACAGCACCGAGGACGACGGACCACCTATCGTGTTTCGCGCCGACTGGTACAAGGCTAAGGGCTATAAGCCAGAGAAGATGCTGGCGTTGCGGGTCAAGGGGGAAAGCATGATCCCCAGCATGTACGAGGGCGACTTGATCGTCATCAACACGCTGTCCACGGAACCCAAGCAGGGCATCCCTTTCCTCGTTTCGTATGAGGGAGAAATATGCGTGAAGCGCTTGGTGCGCGATGATGGTCTTTGGTGGCTCACCAGCGACAACCCGGACCAGAGACGCTACCCGCGCACCAAGTGCAACGGTGGAACCGATATCATTGGGGAAGTCGTGTACCGACAGACAGAGCGGGTCTGATTATCAGAACTCCATATGAAACGAACATTCATTTCTGCAATCACGCTTTTTATTGGCAATGCATTTGCTCAAGCCATAAGCAGAACAGGAAATGTGATTGAAGACGACAGCGGCGGGCTTGGTGGCAGTAGCGCAGGAGTCGGAATTGTGTATTCGGCGTTCGTAGTCGGAGCAATCGCAGTCTGGCTTTTTGCGGGTTACAGAAGCAGGCAGCAAAACAAGACATCGCTTCCTGTCACCACACCTAGCCCCAAAGCAAATTGGAATTGGCGACTCATTGCTTCGTGCTTTGTTGCATTTTGGGCCTGGAAACTGTTCTTTATCTGGAGCAATGACACACCAAAACCGCCTGTGTACGTTTCTGTGGATCAACCAAGTCCAGCAGTTCAATTTTTAGAACTAGATGTCATAAAGCCACCAGAACCGCCACCGCAAGGTCAAACTCAACCAGCCCAGCAGTACCAGCCATCAACACCACCCCCACCTACGCAGGCAGAAAAGGACGCCGCCCTAAAACAACAACAAGCCAACCGCCAAGCGGCAGCAGACCTCGACGAGCGAGCAGCCCGCGCCGTTGCAGCTTACCCTTATCTTGATACTCCCGCTGGCGCAGACACCCTGCAAAAAATCATCGACTACCGCGACGAACAAATTAGAGGCGGCACATACCCAGCCCTTGCGCTTACGCGGGCAGTCAACAAATATGCACCGGGGAACGACCCGCGCGGTCTACGGTGATTCTCGTTGCCCGCGCTCTTTTATTGATAGCGTCTATATCAATATCCACCGGGGCTACAGCCAAAATAGAGCGAAAGCACTCGGTGCGTCATGCGTTTGTTAGGCAGCAGGCGTGCCCTTCAACAGAGCGGCATCGACTGCCCTGCCCTGGCTGGCAGATTGACCACGTGGTCCCGCTCAAATGCAAAGGGCCGGACAACACGGACAACTTGCAATGGCTGACCATTGAGGATCACAAGGCGAAAACCGGCCGCGAGGCAAAACTATGCAGGAAGTGAATCTATGACCGCTGACGAACACGAAATACTGAGTCTAAAAATGCGCCTACTCGCGCAAAAAACCCTATTGGATTGGCTTGTCGATATGCAACGGATTCGTTATGGCTCTTTACCATCACCTGAGCAACCTCAGACGCTGACGCAATATGAGAAAAAGCTATCACTTGTGCGTCAAGACTACTCGACCATGACGCTGCCGAATTTGCATCCGGCTGAGTCTGATATGCAGACGGCGTTGTTTCAGGAATCATTTGATGGACTTTCAAAAGAGATGGTTTCAACAATTAGCAAAGGGCTTTCAGACGAAGAACTGATACGGCTTAGCAAGCTTAAAAAGTAGCCCACTCGAACCCCACACAAACCGCCCGCGAGGCGGTTTTTTGTTGCCTGAAAATTAATGACTCAATAGATATTAGAGCACAAGACAAAATCAACAACACTTTAGTGTTTACTTATTAAATCACTTGAGTGATACTTCTCCAAGCCCGCAATAAATGCGGAAACAGGAGCAAGTGATGTACCTAAATTCAAGTGAAGCGACCAAGCCCAAGCGGCATAGAAGCCTCCCAGGCTTTGAGTCCTATGTCAGCGGCATTCCTTGCCGCATCGACGTTACCTACTACTTTGAGCAAAAGCCACTCGGCCCAACGTGCGACAGCGATTGGGACTGCCACGGCTACACAGAAATTTCCTTTGACGTGCTGGACCGCAATGGCCGCGATGCGCCCTGGTTGACCAGAAAGATGTCGCTTGCCGACAAGGAGCGCATCGAAAGCGAAATCTGCCACCAGCACGGAGCCCACTAATGAACACGATCAAAAGCAAGGCCACCACAGCCCTCCTGCTGATGGGCTTTCTGGGTGCGCTGGGCGTTGTTGGCCCCGCCCTGGACATTGAAGATCACGGCTACGAGCACGAAGTAGCGCGTGAAGAACTGGACAAGCAGCAGCGGCAAGAGCGTTTTGAGAATGCCGCCCGCGAAGTGTGCGGAGAGAACGCCACTTACCGCCTGACCCACAAGCACGGCGAAATTATTTGTCTCACAAAGCGCAATCATGCTACGGGGCGCATTGCCTCGATTGGAGAAACCAATGCCAAAAGCAATTGACATCACAGGTCAGCGGTTTGGGCGGCTGGAAGCAATTACCAGCGTAGGGCGCATTCGGCAAGCACAACACCTTGGCAGCAGCAATCCACCTAACCATTCAAACACTGAGGACTAAAAAATGAACGTCGAACTGATTGAGCCATCCACCACTGCCATTAGCGAATACAACCAGACCGAAGCTGCGTTGACAGAGCTTCGTGAACGCATGGCGAACGTCGAGTATGACGTGGCCACCGTAAAGGGCATGGAAGTCGCCAAGAAAGACCGCGCCGAGGTCCGTGGCCTGCGCACTGGCTTGGAAACCATGCGTAAGCAGATCAAGGCCCCCGCACTGGCCCAATGCAAGCTGATCGACGCAGAGGCAGCACGCATCACGACTGAACTGCTTAAACTGGAAGAACCCATCGACCAGCAAATCAAGGCCCGTGAACTGGTGTTGGAAGCTGAGAAAGAAGCCAAGGCCCAAGCAGAACGCGCCCGCATTACAGCCATCCACAAGCGCATAGCAGATGTGCGCGGATACCACGCCTTGGCTCTGGAGTGCCGCACTGCTGACCGCGTGCAGGTTCTGATTGATAAAGCTCTCGCCGCCTGGGTGGCCTACGAATTTGAGGACGACTTTCAAGAGTTCGGAATCGAAGCACAGACAGCCTACAACGACACCCATAACCGCATGGTTGAGATACATGCGCAGAAGTTCGCTGATGAAGCGGAACGCGCAGCCGTCAAGGCCGCACAAGCAGCGGAGACAGAGCGCCTAGCAGCCGAAAAGGCCATCCAAGACGCAGCCGCAAAGAAGCTGGCCGACGAACGCGCAGCGTTTGAAGCAGAGCAGGCCGCATTCCGCGCCCAGCAAGCCGCCGCCCAGGCCGAAGCGTTGGCCAAGGAAGAAGCGCATTTACGCGCCATTGCGGAGGAAGTCTCCCAGTTTGAGGCAGGGCAAGCCGCAAAAGAACTGGCCGAGTATCAAGCTGCAATCGCCGGTGTTGAAGCCGCACCAGCAGAAGACACGCCACAAGTGCAGTCCACTGAACTGGCGACCGTGGAAGCGACTACATGGAGTGCCCCCATCCCGGAGCGCCCCGCCTCATTCGATCTTGTCGAGTGCATTGCCGACCGCTGGGATGTGCCTATGAAGGTAGCCGAGGGATGGCTGTACAGCTACTGCAACGACTTCACCACCGACTTTGTTTAACCCAAGGAGAAACACATGGAATCCAACCAAAACGAAAACCGCGCTCTGCAAACTGTTGTGGATGACACACCCGAGTCCACGGGTCGTATCAGCGCCGGAAGCCTCATGCTCGACTCGGACACCATGGGCACATTGATGCGCGTTGCCGACCTCATGGCCGGTGGCAAGTCCACCGTGCCCCTGCACTTGCAAAAGAACCCGTCCGACTGCATGGCAGTGTGTACGCAAGCGATGCAATGGGGGATGAACCCCTTTGCCGTGGCACAGAAGACCCACATAGTGAATGGCACGCTGGGCTATGAAGCCCAGTTGGTAAATGCCGTTGTGCAGCAGTCAGGCGCTATCGTGGGCCGCTTTCACTACGAGTACAAGGGCGACTCCCCGCAAATCAACTGCCGCGTCGGTGCCGTCATCCGTGGCGAAGTGGACATCACATGGGGCGAGTGGCTGCACGAAGGCAAGGTAACGACCAAGAACAGCCCACTGTGGAAGACAAACCCCAAGCAGCAAATGGGATACCTGCAAGTGAAGAACTGGGCACGTCTGTACGCTCCCGGTGCTTTGCTGGGCGTCTACACACCGGACGAACTGGACCAGCCGCTACCGCGCAACATGGGCCACGCCAATGAAGTGCCTACTGAGTCCTATGTAGCAACATCTGAATTGGAAGCCAGCGCCCGCAAGGCCGCCAGCGAAGGCAAGGCCAGTTTTGCAGCCTTCTTCAATGGACTGCCCAAAGCAGACCGCCCGCATCTGCGCAGCCTGCGTGCAGAACTGGATCAGATCGCCACGGATGCCGACGCGGCCCGTACCGTTGAAACACCAGCAGCCAGCACAACCAACCAGTCAACCGGCGAAGTAACTGTGACATTCGCCCAGGTGATTGCCAAGCTGGACATGGCCGACAACGAAGACAAGTTGTATGTGGCGTATGACTGGGCCAATGCGATGGACGACCAAACCCGCATGGCCGAAGTTGAAGCCCACTTCAATGCCCGCCTCACCACTATCCGGGGCGAATAGTCATGGGTTTCATCATCGTCAACTGTGAGCAGGGTTCCCCCGAGTGGCACGAAGCGCGTGCCGGGGTCATCACTGCCAGCAACTTCAAAATCGCAAGAGAGCGCGTAGGCGGTTTGACAGACCAGCAGCAGCTTTTCGTCAATGCCGTTCGTGCTGGCCGGTCGGATGCCGAAGCCGGTGAACTGGCCGGGTACAAGACCAAGGTGAAGCGCACTGACACCGTAGAGCGGGCCATCATGGGCCTGCCAATTGGTGACTTCTCGGAGGCAGCCAAGAACTACGCCTTTCGTGTAGCCGTCGAAGGTATCAGCGGCGTCCCCCTGGACGAAGGCTTCACGACTTGGGCCATGAAGCGCGGCAATGAACTGGAACCAGAAGCCCGCCACCGTCACGAAGAAGAAGCCGGTGTGATTGTGGAGCGTGCTGGGTTCGTCACCACCATGGATGGCGCATTCGGTGGATCTGCTGACGGCTTGATAGGCGATACAAAGGGCAGCGAATACAAGTGCCTTGTGTCCCCCGAGGGCCTGCGCGATGTACTGCTGGAGAACGACATTAGCGCGTTCACCGACCAGATTCAAGGCTGCATGTGGATCACGGGCCGCACGGCATGGCATTTCGGCCTGTACTGCCCTGCCCTTGCGGCAATCGGTATGGACTTTACGTGGCAAGAAGTTGCCCGCGATGACAACTACATCGAAAAGCTGGAGTCGGACCTGATGCGCTTTCGTTCCCTGGTTCAGCAGTACACGTCAAAGCTGCGACTGATGGGCCGGTCTGCAAATGTCGATTTGATGCGCCAAGCCGCATAACCCTTTCCCTCAACCCTCCACAACTTCAAGGAGAACACCATGGCAACACCACCGCGCCCGTTCACGGACACACTCAACTCATTGCGCTACGGCACCCTGAGTGATGACCTCACCAAAGCCCTCAACGACTTGACTTCCAAGTGTGCAGACTCTGGCAAGCAGGGCACGCTGACGCTGAAACTCGTCCTCAAGCCGGGTAACGGCGGGCAAATCGAAATCTCCGACGACATCAAGATCGTGATGCCCAAGGAAGTCAAAGGCTCCAGCATCTTCTGGGCGACACCAGAAGGCAACCTCACGCGCGAAGACCCAAAGCAGCGCTCTATCGAAGGTCTGCGCACGCTGGACCAAGCAACCGGCGAACTGCGTCGAGTCGGCTGATGCAAGAGCAAGAGCACGACACCAAAGAAGAAGAAAAAGACACCCGAATCCCCATCGGACCTTTTGACGTTTAACCCCTTCACTTTTTGAGAACCTTATGAGCATTGATACCGTAAGCGGCACCGCCAACAAGGGCAAGTTGCAGATCCCTGAAATCTTCACCATCGGCATTCCAGTACTGGAAGGTGGCGACAAGTACGCCGTGGGCTGCCGCCTGCGCTACCGCATTGACGGCGGCAAGATGCTCATGTGGTTCGACATGCTGCGCCCCCACAAGGTTGTGGAAGACGCCATCAAACAGGTCTGGCTCTCTATCGAAGAAGGCACCGGCCATTCAATCCTGAACGGTAACTAAAACCATGACCGTCACCCAACACAGCGAAAAATCTCACTCCGAACGCATTGCCGAAATCGTTGCGGAACTGGCAGAGCAAAAGCGTGCTTATTTTGTGGACGGAATTGAACGCCCAATGGCTGTACGGGTGACGCTTGAGGCTGAACTTGCCCGCCTGCGCCTCGAAAAATTGCAGCTTCACAGCGCCGAAAAGGCCAGAACGATGCAGGTACGCCAGTTGCGCGGCGACCTGTTGAAAAAAGCCCTTGCCGACCTCGGCCATGTGTCGCTGTATGAAACATGCAACGCCCAGGCCGAATGCCTGATTCCCCCAGTCAACCAGCGATAACACCATGGCATCCGTAAATAGAGTCATTGTTGATGTTGATGAAATACAGAGAATGTATGTCTCTGATTTTCTGAGCATCCCACAGATAAGCAGCGCCATCGGCGTATCACAGTCAACAGTCAGGAACCGCCTTCATGATCTTGGTGTACTCCGCGCCAGAACCGAGGCGATCAGAGTAGCGGCAGCAATCGGCAGGCTAGGTAGCGGGCTGCGAGGAAAGACAAGAACCTTTACAGAAGATTGGTGCCGCAACATTTCCACTGCCAAGCTGGCATTTGGTGAAAAGTTCGCCAAAGGGGTGGCAAAAAAAACAAGTGGCTATATGGAGTTCACTCGCGGCCAACACAAAGGCCGAATGGTCCACGTTGTCACCATGGAAGAAAGCATTGGCCGCAGGATTCTTCCGGACGAAGTTGTTCATCACATTGATGAAAACAAAGCCAACAACCAGTTGACCAATCTGCAACTAATGACCAGATCTGAACACTCCGCACTTCACAGCCAAATCACAGTCAAAAACAGAAAGCGAGATAGTCATGGCAAGTTTGAATAAAGTCCACCTAATTGGTAACGTGGGGCAAGACCCAACAATGCGCTACATGGGCGACGGCAAAGCAGTCTGCAACATATCCGTAGCCACCAGCACCCGCCGCAAGAACCGCGAAACGGGCGAAGTCACCGAGTCCACCGAATGGCACCGCGTCACCTTCTATGAACGCCTTGCAGAGATTGCCGGTGAATACGTGCGCAAGGGCAAGCCCGTGTATGTGGAAGGCCGCCTAAAGTACGGCAAGTACACCGACCAAGCAGGTGTAGAGAAAAACACGGCAGAAATCATCGCTACCGAATTGCAATTGCTGGGTGGCCGCGACGACGCACCACAGCAAGGCCAAGCGCCACAAGGCCAGCCCGCACAGCGCCAACAGCAGCCACAACGCCAACAACGGCCAGCAGAGCCGCAACGTCAACAAGCCCCGCGCCCCGCCAGCGGGTTTGACGATATGGACGACGACATCCCGTTTTAAAACCCGAACCCACAACACACCCACTCAAGGACAACCATGTTTGACAATCTCACCAGCGGCTCAGTGAAGACCGCAATGAAAGATGCTGGAGCCAAGTCTGCCGATCTGTGGATGGTCCCCATTGCGGACATCCGGGAGGCCGAAGGCTTCAACGTCCGCGCCTACAACGCCCACCGCGAAGACCACAAGATTGCAAACCGCCAGGGCATCGGCGGCAAGAAGTTCTAACGCCGCGATAAGCGGTGCGAAGCATCCGATTGATTGACCTGTTATACGGACGAAGAAAGAACATATGCAAGCACTAAATTTGGCGAACAACAGCACAACAAACGCACGGCGAGAACTGGATTTTTACCCAACGCCGCCCGATGTTACCCATGCACTTATGAAGTTTTTGGACTTAGCGCCATGCACTATTTGGGAGCCTGCTTGTGGGGATGGCGCAATGGCAGAGGTACTGAAAAAGTATGCCACTACTGTGCTTTGCAGTGATTTGCGCGAGACAGGTTACGGCGAGGGTGGTGTGGATTTTCTGACGGAACGGCGCGACTGTGGCGCGATCATTACAAACCCGCCATTCAATGTGAGCGAGGACTTTATTCGCCATGCGCTACCGCAAGCTGGTGTAGTGGCGATGGTTCTTAAATCCCAATACTGGCACGCAAAGAAGCGTACCGCGCTTTTTACAGAACACCCGCCAGCATGGGTTCTACCGCTGACTTGGAGGCCGGACTTCATGGGTGGAGAGCGCGGTGGCGCACCAACGATGGAGGTTCACTGGACGGTGTGGGTGCGCGGGGACGCGGACACCAAATACCGACTACTTAGCCGAGTCGTATAACACCGGCAATGAGGGGCGCGAAGCGTCCCACTCGATTAACCAGTTGGGCTGAGGCCCGGAGAACAACGATGGATGACAGAGTGACCTTGATCGGAGTGCGCGCAGACGGCACGGAGGAAGTTTTGGGCACTGCGCCAACGCCAGTAAGGATGAAGGCCCGCGAACTTGCGAGAGAGCAGTTCGGGTGGTTTGAGGATGATGATGGCTCAGACGCTGAGCTGTGCTTTGGCGCAATGGATCAGCTCATCGACTGGATGCTTGCTCAAGGCTGGACACCACCGAAGCTGGTGGCAGCCTGAAGCCCAACGCAATGTAGACGTCAAACCCCGGTTGATACAGACTTTTATCCACCCAACAAAACCAGCCTCTAGCCCCCGTGGGGTATGAGCACATTGCTACATTAAATATAGCGACAAAGGACGCAAGATGACCACAACCCTACAAACCGCAGGCGAAGCCACCGGGTATCTGAGCAAGATTGAACGTATTGTTGCCGAGCAGGCAGTGGAGATTGAGAAGCTAAAGGGCCACATCAAACACATCGGCAACGATGCACTGCGCAGTGAGGTTGAGAAGCTGCGCAAGGATGCTGAGAGGTATCGCTGGCTGCGTCGTGGCGACAACGACGAAAAGGTTTTGGTCATCGGAAAGTATCAAAGCTATCTGCCGCGCAACGAAAAGCTAGACGAACTGATCGACGCCGCAATCCAAAAGGAAACACCATGACCACAGACACACAAGACTTGCAGAAGCGGCTGCGCGACATTGCAAGCAAAGGCGTATCTATGTGGGGCGACCTGCAAATGGAAGACGCTAAGGAAATCGAAATCTTGCAAGCAGAGCGCGACAACTTGGCGTCTGCAAATGCAAGGCTTACCGCAGAACTTGGCGACTTGCCCGAGGCACAGGCAGACATGCTGCACACGATCAAAGAATTGAAGGCGCGGCTGGCGCAAGCAGGCGCATCCCCGGCACGCAATAACCAGTTCATGACGCCCGGTTGTGGTGCTGGAGGATTGGGTGCAAAAGAAGGCGCACCCACGGTGAAGCCATTCCAGCAGCGCGTTTTGCCGTGGCTACATGCGTGCTTCGGTGATGTGATTGCTGCCGATAAGGTCGAGCGCAATCACCGGTTCCTTGAAGAGTCGCTGGAACTGGTGCAGGCATGTGGCTGCACTCAAAGCGAAGCACATCAACTGGTTGACTACGTATTTGGTCGGCCAGTGGGCGAGATACCCCAAGAGATCGGTGGCGTGATGGTGACTCTTGCCGCCCTGTGCCTCGCGCAACAGGTCGATATGCATGCATGCGGGGAAGCCGAGTTGACACGGATTTGGACCAAGGTGGAGGCCATCCGCGCAAAACAGGCTGCGAAACCGAAGCACTCGCCACTGCCACAGGCCGCGCAGCCAAGCCAAGCGGGGCTAAGCGACACACAGTTGCTCAACTGGATGCAATCGAAAGGTGGTCAATGGGTTTGCCGCGACTCAACAACCGGACGCGGCTGGAGGCTTTATCAATCAATGTACACCGGCTCTTTGTCGGTGCGGGAAGCAATCATCGCAGCCCTCAATGCTAAGGGAGGCGTATGACACAAAAAGAAGCCCGAAAAATCATGCTCTGGAAAGCCATCGAGCGCTACCGCAAATCAATCGGCGGCGAGAGCGAGAACCACCATACAGAATCACTGCACAACTACATAGACGACATGCTGGATGTGAGCGAGATGGACGAAGTTGCCCACCGGTTTGCCCACCCCCTAGCGCTTGAGCTTGAGTGCGTATTGGCTGACCGGAACACCAACTGGGACAGAGCCATGAACCTGATTGGCGAGTACCGCAGCGCGATGAATGCCATCCACGAACAACACAGCCCGACACACATGGGGGAGCCAGTGCTATGACAAAACAAGCTGATGCCAAGCGCCTATACAACGCCGTAGACCGGCTGTGCGTCATAGCAGGAACCGACACGCAAGAAACTGTTGAGTGGATGTGTGGTCAACATGGGGGAATGTCAAAACTATTAGCAGCTTACTTTTCACCCGATGTTAAGAGCCAATCTTTCGCAGAGAAGTACCCGCGCAACCCCGATGCCAAATGCAAATGCGAGCACTGGCAGGCTTGCATTGAATGCCACCCGACCTATATTGAATCCGCGCTAAAAGGTGATGTATGAAACTCGTAGAAAACGTAACCGTACTGCCGGTTATCACAAGCCTAGACCTCGACGTTGAGCGCGTACTGCAAGCGGCCATTGACGCCAAGCCAAAGCGCGTATGGGTGATTGGCGAAGATGCTGATGGGGGCTTGTACTTTGCATCGACTTGCGCTGATGGTGGCGAGGCATTGTGGTGGATGGAAAAAGCCAAACGCGCATTGATGGAGATTTCGGAATGACCCACCAATGTAAATCATGCGGAGGCTTCTGCGGGAAGGCTGAACGCAAGCCAAACGGTCGGCCACTGGTGAACAAGGCACACTACGAATCTGTGATGCACCCGGTTGCGCCGGAGCCTGATGTATCGGCCCACATTCATTCTGTGGCCAGAGAACTGACCCAAGGACTGAAAGACTGGCAAGCAGGCCGACAGCTTGATTCCAAAGCCGCTCAGGACATGCGTACAGCATGGCTTAATTCACCAGCCTACGCCCGTCTTCGCCGTGCCAACGCTATCCGAGCCATCGACGCCCACAAGACCGTAGTGCGGCACCATGCGGCCAAACGGCGTGCATCACAACTCAAGCAATCGCCTGATTGGGCAGACCAAGCCAAGATCAAGGCCGTTTACCAGCACGCAAAGCACTTGACTGAATCCACAGGTATTGCGCACCATGTAGACCACATTGTCCCGCTGACTGGGCGACTTGTGCGCGGGCTGCATGTGCATAACAATTTGCAGGTTATTACTGCTTTAGAGAACATGAAGAAACATAACAAATATGAGGTTCTTCCATGAGTGAACTAGAACTACTGCGCCGCGAAGTCGCAAATCTGGTGGCTAATCTCTCTCCTTATATCGGCCAGGAGGAAATGCAGGCACGGTATAGTGTTACCGGGCAGACGCTGTTAGCCATGGAGCGCCGACGCGAAATACCGGCCAGGGTTTCTGGCCGCTGGGTCCGGTCCGAAGTATTAGCCTGGGAGACTGCACGGAATATGCACGGAAATCAGTCGAGACCCGCATGAATAGGGCCTTTAGCAGGCCCATTTCGGGCCGCTGATTTCATGCTGATTTCACGCCCTATAGCTACAACGCAATAGCTTTGCCAGAAAACAAGCCCATAATCCTGTAATCCGTGAACCATCTGCACGGAATCTGCACGGAATTTACACGGGTTTTATGGCCTCCCCAAGCAAAACCAAGGAAGGTAGCTGGCGCATCATCGTCACCGTCAAGGGTGTACGCGATTCGGCTACCTTTGCCACCAAACGCGAGGCTCAGGAATGGGCTGGACAGCGTGAGGCTGAAATGCGTGCTATCGGGGCGGGGCGAATCTCGGAGTTCGTAACCACGCACCAAGCCATATCCCGCTACCTGGACGAGGAAACCCCGAAGCACCGGGGTTCCAGCCGGGAGCATGATCGCGTGGTTGCTCTCAAGGCGCAGTTTCCCGACATCCCTCTATCCAAGGTGACGCCCGCTCACATCATTGCGTGGCGCGATGCACGGTTGTCGCAAGTCAAGCCAGCCACGGCACTGCGCGAACTAAAGATTGTGGACCTGATCTTCAAACGCTGCTGCTCACTGGAGTGGCGCTACCTTCGGGAAAATCCCTGCAAGGGTGTCGACCGGCCAAAGGGTTCCGCGAGTCGCACAAGGACTATCAAGGGCACCGAAGTTAGGGCCATGTTGCGCCAGCTTGGATTCCCCAAACGGGATACGCCCGTCCATGCTGTGGGCTGGTTGTTTCTGTTGGCGCTCTGCACGGGGATGCGCCAGGGCGAATTGCTGGGCATCCATTGGGGCCATGTATTCCCCAAGTACATCCACTTGCCAAAGACCAAAAACACAGAGCCGCGTGACGTACCGCTATCCCCCGCCGCCCGCAAGATACTGGAGCGGATGCGGGGCTACCACGCGGTTAGCGTGTTCAATCTGACTACCGCCAAGACCACCCAAGAGTTTGCAAAGGCACGGACCAATACCGGGTTAAGTGGGTTCACATTCCACGATTCGCGCCACACCGCCGCCACCAGAATAGGACGATCTGGCAAGCTGACGCTTATGGAAATGTGCAAGATGTTTGGGTGGAAAGACCCGAAGATGGCGCTCGTTTACTTCAACCCGACCGGCGAAGATTTGGCCGACAAGTTGGGCTGAATCACTCCACCCCCGCCGCCGCCCGACATTCGTAGTAGATCCCGGCCACTTCCGTCAGCTTGTTGAGCACGGAGCCCATGGAATCATCGACTAGGGGCGTCAGTTTTGGGCAGCTTGCCACCACCAAGGGTGAGGTCGTTGGAGGGGGTGAGGGCTTGATTGGCCAAGTGCAAGCCGCCAGGAGTGAGCTTGCAATCAGCATAGACAGTATTGGTTTTGATTTCACGCTGTACCTCATTGGTGATGGTCGTGGACTTGACCTTGAGGCCAGCTATGGCCTTGGCTGATACATCGGTGGCCTTTTCAATGGCTTCTGTGATGTGTTTGTCTTCTCGGGCCTGGGCGGCAACCTCGTGGTCTGCCCCCAGCTTGAAACCGCCCGCACCGGCAGCGAGAACGGCGGCCAGGGCGGCAATAATCAGGTAGGGGTTCATGGCAGTGTCCTTAGCCGGGTGGATTGGAGATCTCAAGCCGCACAGTGCCGCCAGCACGTAGGTGCGGGACGACCAGCGCACGGACCTTGCCCAATGCGACTTGGCTACCCGCCACGGTGTTGACGCTGTTTCGCGTACCTGGGAGGGGGCAACCCTCGGTATCTTCTGCCTTGTTGCCGCCGTGGATACGGATGCCGACAAAGCCGTCCACGTTGTCAACGGTCAAAGTCTCAGGTCCAAAACGGGGGCTGTTTTGCAGGGACAGTGTGTAGGAGCCCGCTGGAATGGCCGTCTTGCCCTTGACCTTCCATTCAGCTACCGGGCGGCCAGCAACTTCGCGGATTTCGTCTTCCAGCACATCGCAAATGAATTTAGGGCCAAGGTACAGCTTGGAGAGCGTTGCGCCCCCTTGGCTGGGCTCCCGCACCATGGACAGGATCATCACGATTCACTCCGATGGTCCCGGTGCAGTCGTCGGGTAAAGCGCCTGGGCACGCCGTTGCGCCAGTTCCTTGCTGTGAGTGCCTGCACGCAAACTGCGATGGCTGCAAGCGCGATAGCCTCCCAAGTGGGCATGTATCCATACAGCGGGAAAGCCATGCCAGCAATCGCCGCCAGACCCAGAAGCCGTAGCGCCATCTTCACGTCGAACCGGGTATTGATGTCCACCAGCGTCGATCTGCAAAACACCGACCAGACCAAGGCCAAGCAAAGGATTTCCCAAAGAAGCAGCTTGTTCATTTGGGGCCTCCTGATATGGAAATGAGGGCGATCAACCGCTGCTTGATGGATTCAAAGACTTCGTGCCATTTATTGCCGAATGCCCCAATGACAAAGGCCACTGCAACGTAAACTTCTTTTACGTCAGTGACCTTGAGCCAGGGGGCGACAATGGCCGCCAAGATTGCAGTAAGCGCCAGGGCAGTGAGGATGCATCGCAGCATCATCCCGGCCCCCTGCCTGCGGGTCATCTTCTTGACACCGGCCAGCGCCCATAGGCTCCCGCCGACAGACCCCAGCAGAATGACAACATAGGGGCCAGCCGCTGGGCCGAACATTGCAACGGCAAGCGTCACAAGCGACACGCCTGCGGTTGCGGTGGATTGGATAGGCTCAGTCATGCGCCCGATTGTCCCAACGGACAACCAGAACGCGAAACCCTAGTGGGGGGTCAATCCCGCGTGAAGACCCACACCAAGCCAATCAAAATAATTATTCCGATTGGCCCGGTTGCTAACCCTGCACCCAGTAGCCCGATTGCAACGCTGACGTTGCCAAGGTTCACCGGGCTTCCAGTTCTTGACGCACAGCCGCGCGAATCTCTGCCGGGGCAGTCTTCGCAATACGCTGTTCTTTGGTCATGTTCATTTGCTTCACGCGGCTCAAGACTTGAGAGAATTTGATGCTGATGGGGGACTCGGGGTTGGTCGCATTCCATTTTGCCAGATCCTCCCGCGCAGCCTTCACTTTTTCAACGTCCTTTTCAAACAATCCCTTTGCCCACTCGTCGGCAATCTCGCTCTCGCGCATCTTGTTCAGACCAATCATTCGCACGGCCTCTTGTCCTGCGTCCTGCACGCGCTTTACATCATTGGGCTGGAACCCGATGGCCTTAGCGAGTACGTCTGAGCCGTCCACGTCAATGACCTTTTTCCCAGACTGGTCCCGATACATACCGGTGGTGTACATATCGTAGGCTTTGACGAGGTTCCGCGCCGCAACCGGCGAAGCGGTCATGATGGCACCATCCACTCCAAAAACATGCCCTCCTATTGCTTTTCCAGCAGCTTCAAACCCGCGCTTTGCCAAGTCACCCACGGGGCCAAGCACTTCCGTCACGTCCCTGGTGTGGTCGGTCTTCTTGGTGAACAGGCCCGTGCCTGGGATCAGGTTGCCCAGTCCCATGCGTCCGCTCACATCGATAGGCACACCGGGCAAGCCAGAAATGCCGCTCTCCATAAACCGTGCCCCGCCCTCGCCAAACAGTTCCACGAAAAACGCCTTGCGCTTCGCTGCACTGTCAAAGTTGTAGCCCATGGACTGCAACACACCGCTGATGATGTCGTCCAAATCCTCTGCGCCAGGGAAGCCACCGGCACCGGCCATCAAGAACAACACACCCAGCGCCAGCGCAGCGGCCTTCTTACCCTCGGGTCCGTTCTTCGCCATGCGCGAGAGCATTTCCACGTAGCTCACCGAAAACTGTTTGAAGGTGAACAGTGTTGCGCCGATAGCGCCCCGCGCCCACTTGGGTTTATTGCCCTTGTTGTAGATACCCTGAGTCTCGCTGATTGCCTTGCGTGCGAACCCGTCGGGGTCGGCCATGCCTTCGGCTACTGCGGTGCGGAATGCTGCAATAAACGTGACCCTGCGGTTGAACTGCTCGGCCACGCCGAACAGCTTGCCCCATGCCAGACCCAAGCGGGCAACCCCGTTTTGTGCCGTGGCCAGCGCATTGCCCGCCGTGGTGCCGTCGCCAGAGCGCAAAGCGCCCTTACCTTGGGATTGCTGCATCAACTGGTGCACCTCTTGCGGGCTCACGGTGCCATCTTCCTCTGCACGCTTGATAGCTGCATCCAGCTTGGCATCGCCCGTGCGGGCTTTCAGAGCATCCTGCATGGCCGCCGTCATCTGCTTGGCCGCCTTGATGCCGCCGCCGTACTGCGACAGCCAAGGGAATGTCATGGTTATGGGCTGTGTCAAGTTGACCATGGCCGATGCAACGCTGCCGCCAATGTACTGGGCGAACATCAAACCACGTACCGCCTGGGCTTCTTCCATGGGGTTCTGGATGTAGTCAACCAGTTGCACGGCTGCATCCTTCAACTCGCCGTCGCCGTTCTTGGTGCCGTCGGGGTTCTGGCCGACCACGCTTGCGGCTTCGGACATTTCACCCATGTGCAGGTTCTTGGACGACTGGCGGGCGTTGGAGTAGACGAACCCGGCCAGCACCCGGCCCGCGTCTTCGCTGAATCCAGCAATGCCCTTGCGGGTCATCAAGCGTTTCATGCTGGAACGGTTGTTCTTCGCCAGCTTGATGTATGTCTGGAAAGCCTTGGCCGCCGCGTCGTCGCCCTTGGCCTCCAACCCCAGCATGTCGCCAAACAGTTCCAGCGTTTCAGGGCTCACGCCAGCGAACAGTTTGTATTCCTCCTGGGACACGGTGTCACGCTTCACGGTCGCACCTGGGTGCAACGCCGTCATATCCCGCGCCATCTTCGCCGCGTCCATGGTGGACTCAAACATGCCGAAGTAGACCCGTTCGCCCTCGGCGTCCAGCACGTCTACCGTGTGTTGCCCAAAGCGGGACAGCGGAGCATAGCCACGGTCGATCAAGTCAAGCGCACGGGTGCCCTTGTCGATGATGGTGTTGGCCGTGTCGGTCAGCACGTTGGTGCGTGCGGAGTCGCCGTCATCCGTCAGAGACAACAGGTAGTCGCGCAGGGTTTCAGCCGCCTCCATGGCGGTCTTGCTGCTCTGCACCACGTCGCGGATGGGTGCCGCGTCTTTGCCCGCGTAGCGCAGCATGTCGGTGATAGCCAAGTTGGTAAGGCTCTTGTTGGTGGCCGCGCGAAACTCCTTGTACAGCGGGATCTGCTTTTCGTTCAGCCCGAACATGGACTTCAACTCGGCATCCTTCCACACCACGCCAGGGCGCAGCATTTCCCGCTCGTACTTGCTTTCAATCAGGGCGTTGTACTGGTCAAGCTGCATCCCGCGCCACATGGTCATCACCTGATTGGAAACGAGGTTCTTGCGAATCAGGATCTGCGCCTTGTCGGCGGTCGGGATCTTCGCGGCCTCGGCCTCCAGTACTTCCATCTTTACCGGCTTGCCGGATGTATCCCGGCCCCACAGCAAGGTGCCTTCAAACACCGGGCGGCTCAGTGCCTTGGCATCTTCTGGGCTCATGGCAGCGCGTGTGATGTCCTTCCAGCTTTCCAGCTTCGGCAAGATGGTCGGCGCAAGGTCTGCCGCCTCGGTGGCAAAGTAGCTCACGTCGTTGATGAAGTTCTGCACGCCATCAAACACCCGCTTGAAGGCCGTGGACCGCTGGGCAAGGTTGTATTGCGTGCCCACGGTCTTGTGCCACCAGTTCAGTTTGCCGGGTACAGAGCCAATCAGGTCGTTGACCTTGTAGCCTGCGGGTAGCGCCACGTCGCGCACGCTGTTGGTTGCGCTGGTCAGGGTGTCGCCAACGGAGCGGCTGAACATGGTTTCAGCATCGTCTGCCCTGCTCATAGCTGGCAATCCACCGCCACCACCGCCAGGGCCGCCACGCTCCACCCACGCACGCGCGGGCAGGATGTAGTTCTGGATCAGTTCATTGTCCGACAGGCGCATGTTGTTGAAACCCGGCACGTTCTGGCGCAGCCAAGTGCGTACAGCCGCAATGGCACGCTGCACGAATCCAAGCTCGGGCTTTGTCTGGGCTAGTTCTGCAAGCACTTCCTCTGCTGCGGTGAACCGGTCCAGTTGGCTACCCATCTTCAAACCGTACTGCGTGATCTTCGCGTCCACTTCTGCTTTGCGCATCATGGCCACGCCCCGCAAGATAGGGCGCAGTGCCTTACCAAAGGTGCCGCGTAGACCGTAGTGGCCCAGCGACTCATGGAACAACACTCGCGCGATGTCGTTGGGCGTGCCCAGCTTGGACGACATCAAGTACACGGTGCCCTTGTAGTAGAAACCCTCCGGCGTGCCGGATGCCCCGCCGCTTCGCTGGCGCTGGTCTTCTGCCCTGACTTTCTCAGGGATCACCGGGTCGTTCATGTCGAAAGCGATAACCACCTCTGGCGGGTTTTCCCAATGCGATGCGATGCCGCGTGCCAAACGCTCCACCGATTCATTGGCCTGGGACTGTGCGCCACGGCTGAACGTGGGGCGGGAGAAAACCACGTCGGTTGTATTTGCCGTGGTGTCTGGGATAGCTCCCATCGCACCTTCAAGGGTTTCCCCGTCGGCGGTCGCGGTCACACCAGCACTAGATAGGTTCCTCAAAACCTCTTGGTGCTTCTTGCGCAGTTCCACCAGCTTTGGCTGGTCCGGCCAGTCACCAGATACAGGGGCTGCATCCAGTTCGGCCTTTTCCCTCTTGGCGTTTTCCAGTTGACGTTTTTCATATTCGTGCTGCTGGCGGGCGCTCACGGCCAAGTTTTCAGCCATAACCACCACCACTGGGACGGTGCGCTCTATCCCCGCCTCATCTACAGCATAAAGGCTGCGAGCATTTGAAATAGTCTGCCCCATATAGGTCAGCACTACGTCAAGCACTTTTTCAAGTTTTGCGCTCTGCCCTTCGACTGATACGCTAAATGGCCCCAGCTTGCCAATCTCCTTGACTTGCTCATCGGCAATGGATTCGGCAACTGCCTGCCGAATGGCCGTAGCAATTTGCGTCCGGCGATTGAATGCTTCTCCACCAAACGTCCAGGCTATCGGCTCCCGGTCGCCTCGAAGGTTGGAGAATGCTTCGGTCAGTTTGTCGCGGGAAGTGAACACCTCGCCGTTCATGTTCACCGACAACGGCACAGGGCGGGCGGCCCACGGGTTGTAGTCGGCGGCCTTCTTGTCCTGCTCGGGCTCGGCTGCTACCTGGGCTTCCGTCAGTTGGCGGCCTCCATACTTGCCGTCGGCTTGGCGCTGCATGTAGACCTTGTTGTCGATCATGGCCAGGAGCACTGCCCCGGCTTCCTTTGCGTCGGTGTAGTCCTTGCCGTCGATAGTGGCCTTGAAGCCCTCGCCAATGGCGGCCAGTTCAGTGCGGTACTGGTCGGATGCCTCGGCCATGCCCTTGGACGATTCAATTTTTGCCGGTAGGCTTTCCAGCTTCTGCGACACGCTATTTTTGCGGCTTTGCAGGTCGGACTTCTGGGCATCGAATGCCCGCTTGCGCTGCTCCAGCTTCTTGATTTCGCCCTTGATCTGGATTTCGCGCAACAGGTCGATATTGCCGGTGGCCGCCGCTTGCATTTCGCCTGCGGACAGTTCCAAGTCTTCAAATGCGTTTTCGATGTCGCGGCCAATCTTGCGGGTGCGCAACTGGTTAATCATCTTGAGTTTGGTTTCCTGAACCTGCCACATGCGCATGTCCAGTGTGTCCTGGGTCACATAGGCCAGGATCTCTACTTCAAAGCCTGGGAGCCCGCCCGCGCGGCCTTCAACCGGGGCCAGGGTGTTGCCCTGCCGGATAACGCGCCCTTCGCGCTGCTCCACGTCTGACGGCTTCCACGGCACGTCCAGATGGTGCAAGGCGACAAGCCGCTCCTGCACGTTGGTCCCAGCGCCCAGCTTCTGGGTGGAGCCCAACAAAATACGGATCTGGCCCGAATTTACCTTGCGGAACAGACCGGCCTTTTGCTCGTCCGTGTTGTAGTCGTGGATGAAGGCGATTTCGTTCTCGGGGATACCCTTCTCAATCAGTGCGGCTTTCAGGTCGTCGTACACAGAGAATCCACGCTCGGCGGCCTGCATGGCTCCCAGCCAGTCGCGGCCCTTGGCTTCCAATTCCTCCTGCGCGTCCTCGGCGTCGTCGATCTTCGCCTGGGCGGCCTCGTCACCCAGCGCAGCACGGCCCAACAGTTCATCGCCATACCCGGCTTCAATGCGGTCCTTGAGTACTTGGTACTCTGCCAATTCCTTCTTGGCAGTCTTCAAAGGCGTGCCAAGGTCAGAGAACACCAGTTGCGTGCCCTTCACATCGTTGTACTGCTTGTAGCGGGCGAACAGTTCTTGCGATGCACGGTCGATGCGTCCACCGGCTTCCCGAACGGTGATAGTCGGGTCCACCAGCCGCACATCCATGGCGGCCTTGCGGGCGTCGGACATGATGACAAGAATATTGTCTTCACCCTTCTGCGGCGGGCCTTTGCGCTTCTCCAGCGCCAGGGCACGATTGGCGATGTCGGCCATGTACGCTTCCTGGGCGGCTGATTTGCGCAGCGACATAGGCGTGCGCTTGCCGCCTTTCAGCTTGGGCAATGGGAACTCGCGGCCCTGGTTTTCTTCCGAGAATGCCTTTTTGACATCCTCCATGGTCACGGTGTCGGAAACTTGGTCAAACACCTTCAATAGCTCGGGCGTGTTGACGAAGTTGCTCATGCGGTTTTGCGCCTTGAAGCCGTCGGCACTGGCCTTCTGCATCCACACCTGTTCAACCGATGCGTAGGTGTTGGCCCATGCGTCGAACGACTCAAAGCCCATTTCCTCCATCTGCGTTGGCATGAGGTAGCGCATCATGTGGTACATCTCGGCCAGCGAGTTGGATACCGGAGTGCCGGTCGCAAAAACCACCCCTTGCCCGCGCCCGTTGCGCTCATACAGTTGGTTGGCCTTCACGTACATATCATAGGCACGCTGGCTGCCCTTGCTATCACCCAAGCCCGCAATGTTCTGCATCTTGGTGCTGAACATCAAATTCTTGAACATATGGGCTTCATCAACAAACAGTTGGTCTACACCCAGTTCCCCGAAGTCGAGTAGCGAGTCCATGGGCTTGTCGCGCAGTGCCTTGATGCGGTTCTCCAGGCGCTCCTTGATGCCCTCCAATTGCTTGATGGTGCGCTTCTTCTGTTGCTTCTCGCCGTCGCCGTTGTCCACTTCCCGAATGGTCTTGACGATGTTTTCCACCTGCTTGGTGTTGAATGCGGCCTCAAAGTCAGGCGCTGGCCGGATGAACCCATAAGACGAGTGCGCGATGATGACGGCATCCCAATCGCCCGTGGCGATCTTCGCCAGGAACTTGCGCCGGTTGGACTTTTCAAAATCCTTCTTGGTCGCGGTCAGGATGTTGGCACCGGGGTACAGCTTGTAGAAGTCAGCCGCCCACTGCTTCACCAAGTGGTTCGGCACCGCGATCATGGGCTTCTTGGCCAGACCGGTGCGGCGCAGTTCCATCGCAGATGCGATGACGGTATAGGTCTTGCCGGAGCCCACTACGTGGTCAAGCAGGGCCGTGCGGTCCTGCACGATACGCGCGATGGCGTTGCGCTGGTGGCGTCGGAACTCCACAATAGCGTTGGGCACCTTGCCAGGAAACGTCATCCATGCGCCGTCATACTGGCGGGTCACATAGTTGTTGTTGGTGTCGTTGTACGCGCGGCCCAGCAGTTCGGCCCGGTCGGCGTCGGAGAATAGCCAGTCTTGGAACTTGTCGCGCATTTCCTGCGCCTTGGCGTTGGCATTCTCCGTGCCGGTCACGTCGGTGTGCGTCTTCCCCTCGGCGTCTTTGTACGTCACCTTGACCGGCTTGTTGTTCAGCAGCGCAGAGAGAATGTCCGAGCCCCGATAGTCCGGCGTGCCCCATGTGTTGGTGTTGGCGGTGTCGCTCCCGGCGTGGATGTAGGACGAGTAGCCGCCCGAAGCCTTCACATACTTGATGCTGGCGTCCGTGCCCTCGCCCAACAGGCTCTTGGCAAAGTCTTGGTAGACCGACTCTGGCACCCATGGGGAACCGATACGCGCGTTGATTTCATGCGCTCCAACGTCCTCGGGCTGCACAGTCTCCAGGGCCTTGATGTTGTTGAACATGCCCGCCTGCTTGGCTTGCACCAGCTTGGCGCGGACATTGCCCGACAAGTAGGCATCGCGCAGCACGTATTCACCGGTCGCGGGGTCGTTGAACAGCAGCGGCGAGTCACCGCCAGACAGTTCGTGCAGCGCCTCGTCGGCATCCTTGCCCAGCAGTTCACCGATGTATTTGGTGTCCAGCCTGCCACGCTCGGCCATGGACACATTCAGCGCATCGGCGGGGCTCTCCACCTTGGCAACTTGCTGGCGGGCGTCGATCACCCGGCGGGTGAATATCGGCCCCTTGTTGGCCGTGGATGGCACCATCTTGATGCCCATGGACTTGGCAGCGGCCAGACCGATTGCCGGGGTGTAGCCATACTCCAGCGAAGCCAGTAGCGGGAAGTCTGGATCATCACCAAACACCCGAATGGTGCCGGGGTCGTTGATGCGCCCATGGTCCTTGGTGAATGCGTCGTACTGGTCGTTCAGCGTCTTGCGCAACGCTTCCATGTTGGCATCATTGGCCAACTCGGCGGCCAGCAGGCTACGCACGGTGGAGCGCATACCGGCCAGGGACTTGATGCGGTTAAACCCGTTGTCACCCAGCTTGGTTTCTTCGGTCCACTGGCTCTGTGCGGTCACTTCCTGCGCCCGCGCCTCGCCCGCGATGTCCTTGATACGCTGGAACAGCTTGCCGTCTTCCTCAAAATACCCGCCCTCTTGCACCTGGGGGTTTTGCAGCGTCTTGATAAGCGCGTCCTGCAAGCTGGCCGTGTTGGTGATGGCGCGGTCCACGTAGACATTCGCGGGCAGCTTGGATACCGCCTCCTTGAGCAATGCCGCTGTGTCTTGTCCAGGCTTTTGCACCAGTGCGGTGGATTCACCCCGGTACATGGTCCCATATGCGCCAAACTTGCCCAGCATCATTTCTGGGTGGTCGATGAAATACTGGTTCAGCGGGACAGTGCGCCCTTCTGCGTCAGTGATTTGGCCAACGGCCAGCCACTCCTTGGCATTCGCACGCGCGGCCTTGCCGCCCCACTCCGATTCGGGCAGCTTCTGCAAGAAAATCAGGTCGGTGGTTACTTCGGTGTTCGCGTTCTTGCTGAATGCGTTGTTCGGCAACCGGATAGCGCCAAGTAGTTTTGTCTTTTCAGCGATGTACTTCCGCGCGGTGTCGGTTTGAGCATCCATGAAAGAATTGGTGATGACCTGGGCCAGAATGCCGCCCTCGCGCAGCATGTCCACTTCCTTGGCGAAAAAATAGTTGTGCAGGGACAGGCCAGACAGGTGCTTGCGCCCCGAACGGTCTACCTGTGGATCTGACGCGAACGGGGGATTGCCGACCGCCACGTCGTAGAAGTCATCATTGCCGACGAACTCGGTGAAGTCTGCCTCTTGGATGTTCTGCTGTGGGTACAGGTTGCGGGCAATCTTCGCGGAGAACGGTTCCCGCTCAATGGCGGTGAACCGGCTTGCGCTGCGCATGGTCGCGGGCATCAAGCCAATGAAGTTACCTACACCGGCTCCACCCTCCAGGGCGCGTCCACCGGCAAACCCGAAGCGCTCCAGGGCGGCATAGATGCCGTCCTGAACCACTTGGCGGGACGTGAAGTGGGCGTAGCGCGTGGATACCCGTGCGTCGGCATAGTCACGCTCCGACATCAAGCCCTTCAACTCGGTGTATTCCTTGGACCAGTCGGCGTTATCTTCGTCAAACGCCTGGGCCAAACCGCCCCAGCCAACGTACTTAGCCAATACGGCCTGCTCGGTCGGCGTGGCCATGCGGCCATCGGTGTCCAGTTGGGTCAACAGGCGAATCGCCTCTATGTTGCCCTTGAACTTGGCCTTTTGCCCGCCTTCGCCCAGTGCGAAGTCGTCTTCAATGGTGAAGTCTGCAAACGCTGGCGCTGGTATCGGCGCAGCGTTGGGTGCCGGGTTGGCTGGTATCAGTCCTCCCGTTCCCCCGGCAGTATCAACGAACCCAAGCCCCGGTTGTATTCCTGCATCGCCTTGAACCCCGGACTGTCCGGCGCTTCCTCGCTTGCTTCGCTTTCCTCGGGCGGGAACAGGTACTGCTCCCGTGTCGCTTCCCACGCCTCCTGATACTTGAACCCCTGCGCTATCAGTAGATCCATTTCCTTCTGGGTCGCCTCTGCCGCTTCCGTCAGGGCTTTCTCCAGTTGGTGCGACTTCACCAGTTCCCGAAACTTGCTCGGTTGAAACTCCCTCCAGTGGGTTCGGGCTTGTGCTATCCAGTTTGAGTGTTGCATTTTGGGTATCCTTGGCCGGAGTATCGGCTTCATCTTCTGATTTTTCAAGTTCCTCAAGGGAATCGAAGCCCGCGACCGTCTTTTTAGAAGTCACTGGCTTGTCCTTGTGGCGACCGGCCACAGAGATATAGGCACCCTGCAAGGTGTCGAACGGGATGGCGTCAGCGGTTTCTTGGTCGATGCCATTGGCGATGAAGTCGCGCACGTAGGCCACGGCCTGCTTAAACGACACAGACCCTAATTCAATTGCACCGTCAAATAGTTCTATGACGATGGGCAAAAGCTGTTGTTCTTCCTCCTGGGTCCAGTTCATGCGCGTGTTCTTGCCTGCAAGGTGGGCCAGCTTGCCCAAGGCGTTGAACATCTTGGCTTTGGCGGCCTTCGCTTCGTCGGATAGGGCGGCTTTGGCGTCAGGCTTTGCTACAGTTTCCGTAGCTACGGGCGCATTATCGGCGGGGGCTAGAGGTTGTTTTGTCTCTGCCTTCACTTCCTCAATGCTGGGCACGTCATCACGCTTGCCGTCGATAAAGTCTTGAATGGCCGGTGAACTGGACTTTGCCCCGGAATACGTCGGGTTTGGCTTTGCCTCGTAGCTCTGCATTTCTGCGTCAAGCTCGTCGTTCTGGCCTTCCAGTTGCGCAATCTCCCGCTTGATCTGGTTGATCTGCGTTTCCAGCCGGTCATCACCAACCATGCCGTTTGCATCCTGCTTGGCTTGCAACTCCATCAGCATGTTGCGGGCTTTGGTGACTGGGCTTAGTTCAGCCGCATTCGCAGTTTGCATATTGCGAACGGGTGCAGCATCCGGCCCCATCACCTTGACCAGCTTGTCCTGCACGCGCGGTGCCAGATTCTCCCAAGACTTGAACTGCAACTTGTCGGCGGTAACCTGGGGAAACCCTGCCTTGAGGATCAGGACCATCCGGTCAACATTGCGGGTCCGCGTCCACTCTATTTCGGCTACGCCTTCTGGGGTTTCGGCTGGTTGTTGCGCTTTTGACGGCTTGGCTTTGGTGGTTTGAGTGCCATTGTCTTGTCCTTGAGTAGTTGCTACAGGTTTGATAGCTGCTTGCGCAGTATCTGCGGGGGCTACAGGCGCTTCTTGCTTGGATACGATGTCCCAGCGCGTTGCACTTGTCTTCACGGCCTTGTGGGTGTCCTTCAAACCATTCTTGGTGATGAACTCCCCGGCCTTCATGGGGTTGCCGAAATAGGCCGAGCCCTTGGCAATACGGTCTATGGCCTTGGCACGCTTCTGCGGGATGCCAAACAGGTGATCCATGTCGGCCTTGACGCTACCAAGGCTGGCGGGGCCGGGTGCTGGTTTCCCTGCGCTCCCTGCGCTCCCTGCGGGATTTTTCTCTACCCCATTGGCTTCCACCTGGGCGGTTCTGGCTCCGGGTGCGGGTTCAGCGGCATCTGTATTTGCTCCCACAGCTTGCGCCTGCGCGTCTGGCGTGGCTTCGGTTCGCGCTGTGGGCTCGTTGGCTGCTGGCGTTGGGTTTTCGACACGGAGCACGTCCTTTGCGGTGAAGCCTGGGCCTGCACTGGCAGTCACCTGCGTGCCAAGCGATTTTGGCTGTGGGTTTCCTTGGGCTACTGGCGCTGCATTGCCTCCACCGGCCTGTTCACCAGATTGACCCACGTAATCAGCAACTGCTCCGCTCGGGTTGTCTCCCTCGGAGAGTCGATCAAGTTGTCCAAATTCCACGCCTCCAACGGCGTTATCGCCAACAGGTCCAGCGGGTTCTGTGCTTCCGGGTTCAGTTCCAGTAGTTGGGCTGACATTGAATGCGTCCTTGAGTCGGGCCACAAAGCCATCAAACACCGGGGCAATGGTCCAGCCAGTGCCCTCCAACTTTGCGCGGCGTGCTGCTGCAAACCGTGTTGCAAATGGTGCGCCCATGCCGTTGAGGATGTCGCCATCCTGGGTGCCTTCGTACTTGCGGCCACCGTCGGCCACCGCTTGATTGCTGAACAGAACCGCCCGCTTGTCTTCCTCGGACATCTGCGCCTCGGCCAATGGGCCTTTGGTGATTGCCTGGGTGGCTGTGTCCTGCTGCTGCGCTTCTGCCTCCTGCTGGGCCATGTGCGCCTCGTAGACGGCTCGGTCTTGGTCAACGACCTGGGTCTGCTGGATTTCGTCATGGATGCCGCCGTCCACCGCACCAGCGGCCACGCGAGACAACGGGCCAGCTTCGGGCGTGATGCCCATGGCCTGGGATGGCTTGATGGGGTCAAGGGCACCGGTAGATGCCAAGATTTCATCGTCATGGCTTGCCACGGCACGCTGGGCGGCCAACTGCGCATCGCGCTCTTGCTGCTGCTGCGCCTGCTGGGCGGTCAGTGCCGCACGGCCATCAGGCGGCGTAGTCTGCGCGACGTTCGGCGCACCCACTTCCTCAGATTGCACAGTTGCAAGCTGGGTGCTGGGGTCCAATGCCAAATCAGGCCCAGGAGGGACGGTTGCCGGTGGAAGTGGCGTATTGCGCGACAACGCACCCATGCCCGCACCCATAGCGCCGCCAGACAGCAAGCCCATGGCTGCTGCTGCATCCAGATCCTGCGACCAGTCCTTGCCAAGCGCCACGTTATGTAGCGCCTGCTCGGACAGTGACTGTGGCAGTTCTTCCAACACACCTTCGGACAATGCGCCCTCGGCGGCACGGCGAATTATTCCCTTGTCTGCACCACGCGCACCGGCTTCCAGCGTGCCGCCCGCAATCGCGGTATCGGCGTCGGCAATGCCCAGCTTGTTGGATACTTTGCCGCCCAGTGCTCCAAATACGCCCCCGACCACGCCAGACAAGCCAGCAAGCCCCGCCTGAGTACCCGTGATGTACCCGTCTTCGGTCTCCTGCCGGATGCCCTCGGCGGCAGATCCAGCGCCCACAATACCTTCGCCAGCCGCACCAGCCGCGACCGCGCCCACCTTGGGTGCAGCGGCCATCAGCGCACGCGCACCAACACCGACCGCGCCAATCATGGGCACAGACTCGGCAATGGCGTTGCTTATCAAACTGGGGTTTGTCAGGGCCACGCCCGCCTTGTCGATGAAGCCCTCGGCGTCGTTGAACTGCTGTTGCTTGCCCTTGTAGTCGTCAGACTGGAAGCCGCTCAGTACGCTCTTGGCGTCTTTGAACCGAACTCCAGAGTCTTCAACAAACTTGCCCGCGCGGCCACCAGATACCAAGTCGGCAAGGCCGACCACGGTTTCAGGAACGGCTACAACGCCTTTGGCAACCGATAGGCCAAGGTCGCCCAGCTTGCGGGCTGCACTCGCGGGCTTTTCCAGGGTTGCAGTAGAGGGGTCAAATGCTTCTTCGGCCTTGGCCGTGCTTGCGTCAAATTCAAATGCCATTAGGCGCTCCGGTTAGGCTGGAATAAATGCTTTGCCGTCCCACTTGGCACGGTTTCCTTTTGCATCGGTGTAGACTTTTTCTGTCTCGTACTGGCCTTGCGGCTTCGCCTGCTTGCCAGACATTTCCCCTGTGCGTTTGTTGTACAGGCTGTAGATAGGCGCGTTGGTGATCGGGTCAACGCCGGTCTGGATCTTGTCGAACAGGTCTGGCGCTGGTGCCTTCTCCTTGCCGGTCAAAACCCGAACCCGCGCCGCGTTGTCTTCGCTTGGGTCTTTGTCGTAGGCGTCAAATGCTGCTTGGAGTCGCGCTTGTTGCTTCGCGTCCAACTCAGCCTTGGCAGCGTTGCGGGCCTCCTGCGACTTCTCAATGCCGAAGCGGTCTTGCGCAAGCTGCTGGGTGGCCTTCACTGCATTGGCCTGAACCGCTTGGCCGCTGGCGGTGATGTCCTGCCCGCGTCGGGTGGTCTGGTCGGTCATGGCGAGTCGCTGCATGGCTGATGCGTTGTTGCTGGCCTGCCCTTGTTGGCCATCAAGCGCAGCAAGGCTCTGTGCTGCTACCGACTTCTGCGCACGGGTCGCATCGTTGACGGTCGTGGACGACAAGGTGCTCTCTGCCCGCTGGCGTGCGCGTTCGCGGTCTATCTTGTCGCCAATCTGTTGCTCTACGGCCTGCTGGTTTTGCCCGCTGGCAAAGTTCGCGGCGTCTTTGGCCTCGCGCTCGGCCTGCATCTGGTTGCCCAGCGCGATGTCTTTCTGGGTCTGCGCGTCGCGCTCTGCCTTCCCGCCCATTGCCACCGGAGAACCGGGCGGCTGCGACATGCGGACTGCGGCTCCAGGCATTGCAGGCGCAGAAGCACCAGCCGCTGCAACTGGCTTCGGCGGCTGAACCGGCATTGCTGCTGGTGCAGAAGCAATCGCGCGTGCAACGGGCGCAGTAGCTGGCTGTACCGCCGCCTGGGCGGGGGCCATGTCTTCGCCGGTTGCCACGTTGCTGATGAAGTTGCCAACGGGTTTCAATGCACCAGACACCGCCCCTGCGGTATCAACCAAACCCGAAACCTGTGTAGCGGCCATGCCACGCACGCCACTGTTGATTGCTCTGCCGACGTTGCCAGCCTTGATGGCAGAGCTAACGTCGTTCACGGCGGTACGCGCGATGCTTTTGGTGTCGTCGTATGCGCCGGGGGTAGCTTGCGGGCTTGGCGCTGTTGGGCCAGCACCGGGGGCACCACCGGTAGGGATTTGCGCGACCAGTTGTTTGCGCAAGTCGTCAGGACTTGCGCCACCAGCCGCACCGCGCGACATTTCTTCGTCGTATTGGAGTGTTGGACCAACGGGCTCACCCGTACCGGCCTCCAGCATCGCATCAACGGAAGGGAAGCCCTTTTCCTTGGCAACCTGCTGTAAGTAGGCATCCTGCTTCTTGCTGACGATGCGCTCACCAGTGGCAACCTTGATGGGTTCGCCCGTGTCAACCACTTCGGCTGGAATGCTGTCAGATGTCGGTGTGCCAGGGCCTTTCAGCATCCCGCCCCGGTCACTTTTTTTTTTACCATCCATGGCTGGATAGGAGCCCATGGCCTCTTTCGCCATACCGGGCTTGACCTTAGCACCTTGTGCAGCACCAGCAGCGGCCATGCGCTTGTCGATGATGGTCTGGTTGCCCATTGGGGCCGCCTGCGTGGGCTGTGGTGTAGGCGTCGGCGCTGGCTGCTCTGGTTTCGCCATACGCTTCATCTCTGCCGCAACCTTGGCGTCCATGGCCTGCTTGGATGTCTGCATCCCGACGGCTGACTTGAACTTGTCCAACAAGCCGCCACCAGAGTAGCCTGGGATGCGGCTCATCTTCATGACTGCTTTACCGCGATGTACTGTTTCCATACCTGAACCTCTTGAAGTTCAGGCATTCTGGGTTTGCCCCGCGCGTGAGGCAAACCCTAGTGGGGGGTCAGTTGGTTCCGTTCACGCTGTACGACGTGCCGGACGAACTGTGCAGGTTGTTGAACATGCTGGATGCCATCTGGGCAATAGCCCCAGCTTCGGCCATCAGAGCCTTAATCCGTTCCTCCACCAGTCGCACATCCACCGCTTGATTCTTCTCGTCTGCGTTCAGTTTTATGGTTGCGTTAAATTGCTCGGCCTGCTTTACCAACTTGCTGGCATCGTTTCGCGCACCGTAGAAGCTGGCTGCGGCTGAAATCAGCTTGCTCTGCGCGTCATAGCCGACCTTCACCGCTTGGCTGGCCAGCGCAGGGCCAGCGGCCAGCGCCTTGATGTACTCCACAGCAGCGCCCAACGCCATTTGCCGAAGATCCAGAGCCTTGCCAACGGCAAACTGTATTTGCTCTACATAGGCCATCATCAGCTTACGGTCAGCCTCGGCTACAACTTCTTGCGCCTTCTGGTTGATTTGCAGCACAGCGCCCGCCGCCGCACCGGCAGGCAACGGAAACCGCCGTGCAGCAAATGTCGCTATCACAGCATCAGACAACGTGGCGGCTTCCGCGTAGGCCCTGGTGCTGGCGTCTGTCAGTATCTGCGCCGCCACCCCAGAAGGAATCGCATAGTTGGGGTTCGATATGGCATCACTTAGCCAAGTCTCGGCCAAGTTGTAAACCTCCGACTCGTTAGGGAAATACGTTGTCCTGAAATCCACAAACTTGTCAGACAACATAGTGACAAGCTCTTGGTACTTACTGGTAAAGGTGGATAGCGCCAAGCCGGTCAAATCACCCGAAGGGATGGATATATTGGGCTCGGCAACCGCCGCCGTGTTGGCAGAGTCAGCCGTGATGCCGCCAATGCCAGCGGCTATAACGCCCTCAACTCCATCCACCTTCGATTCAAAGGCGGTAGCCTTTGCGTTGGCCTGCTCCCACGACGTATTGATAAGAGCGGCAGAAAATTGCAACGCAGCAAGTGCGCCGGGTGTGAAATTACCAGCGGGTACGGTTACGAGACTCATGATTAAATTCTCCTTGTGGTAACAGAAGGCCCAAGCGAAACAAACGCAAGGGCAAAGTCTGCGCCGCTAGTGTTGGTCAGCGTCAGATCAAAATAGTTTGCGATTAGCCCTAGTCCGGGGTCTATGCGCTGCACTTGCATATCAGCGCCAGCACTGCGGGCTGCATAGGTGTAGTCCATGCTGGGAGTCTTAACCTGCATGTTCATTGGGCTTGGCGAGTCGGTTCCCAAGTAGATTGCAGGCAAGCCTTTACGTTCCTCTGAGCCCAAGTCCTGTTTGCCAAATCCCACCGAAGCATTTACCGGCGTGTCAGCATCCGTGATGTAGATGCCATCCACCTTGGTGGCATAGCACCTAGACATGGATGTGAAGACGTTGCCCGAGTAGGTGGTTACGGCCTTGGTCTGCAAATTCATGGTGTACCCGCAAGACGACACCCGCGTGTACCCCTCGCACTCGCACACGCTGGCAGACCCGGTTGCCGGTAGCGTCACGTTCACAGTTTTGGCCATGGGTGTCTCCACGCCCCCGCTGGCGTTGGCCAGCACAAACCCCTTTTCGCCAAACCAGCCGACCAAGGCTTCATCTGGCGACTCAAACACCGTTCCAGGCACTGCCCCGTATGGCAGCACGTCAGCAATATTCCCCTGCACGTTGCCAAGGTCGCCGGGTACAAAATAAGTTTTGTCTGCGGCGACGTATGTACCGCCCTGGTTGGTAACGGCAATGCTCACGGTGGACGGGAATGGTATGTAGCCTTCCGCTGGAAGGTAGTAGCCAGGGCGAAATGGCAGACCAACGTAAACCATGGAGCCCGCGTGCGAACAGATGCGCCCGTTGGCATTGAACAATGTCCCAGCCGGTAGCGGCGCTTCAAACCGCATGGTGGAGGGCCTGCCCGTTGCCAGGGTTGTCAGGTCCACCGTCGCGGAGCCTAGCGCCACCGTCGAATGCAGTTGTGGGACCGTGCCATTGCTATCGGACAGATACACATTTGCGTGCGTGGCCCCGGTCACAGCACCGGGCAGCGTGACGCGAACACCGCCACTCCCTTCTAGGTTGTGCAGCGTGGTAGGAGAAATGCCGCCTTCCTCGCTGGTCGTCACATTCACGTAGGCCACGGCCACTAGGTAGTTGCCTTTCAGCAAAGAACCGCCAACCGTGGATAGTGCCGGTGCAACAGGTGTTGGTAGCCCCATGGGGTAGGCCACGCCCGCCGTTACGCGCCCTGCGTCCGTCCCGTTGGAGAAATACCAGTCGGCGCCCAGCTTCACATAGATCATGTCGGCATCACTGGCCAGCACCTTGAGTAGCGTTTCCGAGTAGGCGGGCAGCGTTATTGCGTACAAGACCGATGCCCGAACCAGAAACCCACCGGTAGATGATGTGATTCTGACCGAGTGGGCATTGCTCATTGCCTGCGCCCGCGTTACGCCGCGCCTACGCCGGATCTTGCCAGCGTTGTCGATGTCCACATTGTCAGCGGTTCGCAAATACTGGCCCGCCTCCACCTTCAAGGCAAAGTCCGGCAACCGGTTGTTGATGCCCAAGAACGGGCCGAATTTGATAGTTTCCATACGTTCCTTTATGCCCATCCGACGAAGCGGCGATCCTTGTCAACAGATGCTGGGTTCTTTAGCCCCTCCGACATCACGTACCGCTTGCCGTGGCTGGTGTAGGTGTACATGCCACGGTCGTAGTAGGGGTACGTGTATGCAACGTCAAATAAGCCAGTTAGGCTTCCACCAGCCGTCCCGATTGACCCGGAAATGGCAGCGTTGAAGCAATAGACTTCCGATATAGTCGCAGGGGGTGATGGGGTAGTAGACACAGCAACCGGTGTGCCTGGGCCGTAGCCTGACCATGTACCCCACTCCCACGAAAGCCGGTAAGGTATAAAAGACGCCACTGTTCCGGTGAACCTTGTTGCTGATATCGGTACAGTCGTTGCTGTCTGCGAGTAGGTGCCGACCCCATCGGATTCTCGTGTTGCGGCATAGGCTGCACAGCAATCTTGGCCAGGGATCACGAACGCCCAGGCCGAATACTTCAAGCCTGTAAAAACATAGAGCGTTCTTGTCATCGGCCCACCTTCGATGAACCCGCCTCCGTTCGCGCCGCCGCCTGTCGAAAATATGAAACCGGGGGCTGTCGGCCCGCCGTAGTTCGTACCTACGAAGTTCCCACAGAAACCAACAGGGTTGTCTACAGTGCTTGAGTAAGTCGGATTTGTCGTTCTGACCGACCATCTTCCATTCTGGGTAATCCCCCCATACGAAGCCCCTCCTATCACCAGCGTCATGCCGAACCCGTCGAAAATCTCGGTGCGCAGGTAGTTCAGCGGGACGTTTGCAAAATTGAAGCTGTACTGCCAGTTGTCGCTTAACGCCTCGTCGCTCGGGTTTACAAAAAGCGCGTCTGTTGTCTGTGTGTCGCTGGCCGGTAGGGTTGCAAAAGATATCTTGGAACTTTCCCAAGTGTCGTCAACGTAGTAGCCATAAACTTCCACGCCAGAAAACACAAAGTCCGACCCTCTGCGTGGTGACCCCACCCGTAGCGACATAAGCGACAACGGGGCGGTGGACACCTCTGTTTCCGGCACAAAAATGTTGTAGGTCCCCCACCCGTCTATCCATTCGCCGTTGCTGTCTACGTTTGCTGTTGCTGTCACCTCAGTGCCTGAGTAACCCAGCTCCACTGTCACGGTACGGGAGTGCCACCGCACGTTTGAAAGCGATGCGGGGTTCAGAGTTTCGTGCACCACGATCCGGGCCTCGCTGCCGTCACTGTTGAATTTCCAGCCATAGGCCAAGGACGTTCCATCGGCCCCTACCGGCACAGAAACAATCTTAGGTTTCTGGGTATTGATGGATGCCGACGCAAAAGCATATGCCTCTGCCTTCTCAGAACCTGGATTTGCAGCCAACAGCGCAGTAGCCGCTTTCGTGAAAATGATGGGGTAATAGGTGATGACGGTGTGCGTGCCTGATAGTGCGAGATTGACCAGAAAGTAAACCCCGTCCGCAGCCTTGAACAGTCCAGTGGTGCCGTGCGGCCAGAACCCAAACTGCAACGGTGTGTTGTTGTAGGTATAGATCAGCGATACAGACGACCCCGTGCTTTCGATGTTGAGTTTTGGTGCAAGCTCCTGTGTTGCCCCGTACTGCGCCTGCATGAACAGACGCATCTTCCCGCTGAACAGCGACGGTGGGAAAACCGCAGCGGCCATCTTCTTCCCGACCGTGGCCCCGCCGTACAGCTCCTTTGATGCCTCACTAGGAGGGCCAATGGCCAATGAGTCTTGCCCCTCCGCAAGAGTCTGCTTGCTGTCCTGAACGCCGTCCTTTGCGATCTTCCCAAGCCATGCATCATTGACAGCAATGTCCAAGAAATGCCACTTTGCAGCATCAAAGCGCGTTGGGTTCCCAACGCCTGGGAATGACCACGCAAGTTGCCCAGTCTCCATATACAAGGTGGTGATGTCCGCTGCACCGTTGCCATCTGTCAGGCGTGAGAACTGCGGCATACCGTTCTTCGTGGTCAGCATGGTTACGCTGCCGTCAGGCTCTGTGCGGAACTCTTTGCGATAGCCTACACTGCCGCCCAGCCGGTCCAGCATCTGGCGCTCCCCACTCCCGCCCAGGGGTGTACCTGTCCGCGTAGGCAGAGTGAACCCGAATTTTTTATCCCGGTAGCTCATGCGCAGACATCCTCAATCTCAGGTGCGCCCTGCCCGTAGGCGTATGCGGACACACCCAGCTTGGCGTAAATCGATCCCATGACAATTTCGTCAGTTTGTCCTATTGCCGATCCCGTGAGGGGGACGCTTGCAGCCACCGTCCCACCCACACCGTGCGCCCCTTGTGCCGTTGCCGACAACCTAAATGAGGCAGAGGCCGAACCGACCACGCCCGAAGCGCCGACGGCCACCGCATCGAACGGGACCGTGACTGCTGCTGCGCCGGGACTACCCAAAACGCCAGCCGCCGAGCCGAGAAACCGGATGGGACCAGACGCCCTGCCACATGTCGGGAAGAACCCGGTAGCAGCCGCGGTGAATGGTATTTTTCGCGCTACGGAGCCAACGACCCACGTCAACCCAAGCCCTGCGCCAGTGAATCCGATTTTTACGGAGGCCGGACCCATAACCGCCCCGCCAGGGCCAAGAGCCAGTGCGTAGACCCCAATGCTTGCGGACACTGGGCCTGCTGGTGTGGCATAGCCGACGGCTGCTCCAGTGAAGTTGATCGTGCCGGAGGCAATGCCTGTTTTTTGCTGCTCCCCAGTTATGGCAACTGTGAACGGGATGATGCAGTCGCCGTAGCCCACTGCCCCTTGTGCACCAGTTGACGTAGCCGAGAACGGGATGATGCCCGACACTGTTCCCGTGAATGGGAATACGCCTATCGCCGAAGCAGAGAGTTGGATGGTTCCACTGACGGAACCAGCATACGCTGCAATCCCGCCCGCAGTGCCACCAAGCGGAGCCTGTGCTAGAGCGTGGCCTCCGATTGTCATGGTGCGCTAGAGGTATTGGCCGTTTGTTGCGACCGACCCGCCTGTAGATCCCGGCAAAGTGCCGCCGCCCTCGCTCAGTGCCCCCTGAGTGACGGTGTATTTCGTGCCTCCCGTCACCGCACCAGAATACGTGTTTGACGTTAAGAAGGCTGTTGCAAGAGAACTCATAGAGAGCCAGTGGGTGATGGTCGGAGATCCAGTAATCGCGATCGTCCGGCCAGTGCATATCAAACGGCCACCACTCAGCAACAACCAGTGGACCGCACCACCTCCCGCCACAGCATAGTTACCGGTCACTTGCACCAACGATTGAGTGATGATGGCGATGTGCCCGCTAGCACAGGCACCGAACACCAAGTTTCTGAGATAGAGGCCAGTCCACTCGCCAGCGATGACTCCATACCCTGACGTAGTTGTTTGGAGTCTTAGGTCTTTCAGGGTGAATGTGTATGCGCCCGCACCACTGAAATAGAAACAGGTGTTCGACGTGGTGCTGATGACGACGTTTCCCGGGGTGCCTGCATTGCCTTGGATTACAACTGTCCCGCCGCCGACAATAGCGCCAACCGAAACTGCACCGGTATAAGTTCCGTCCGCGATCTGAACGGTTACGACAACACCTGTTGCGACATCAAGTGTTGAGCGGATAACATCGATGGCTTTCTGGATCGTCAGAAACGCCCCGCCAGCAGTGTTTGCAAGGCCCGTGTTGCTGTCGCTGCCGTCCGTGCGAACGTAGTAGGTGCGGTTTGCCGTCAGTCGTTCGCGGAGCCACATCACCTGTACCGCTGGCATTGTGATGTAGACCTCTTTCGTCCCGGCTGACAACGAGACGGCGGCATCAGAATTACTGCTCGATGTGACGGTCGTTCGCGTCAGAACACCCGCTGACGAGTATGTGCCCAGTCCGCACTCCCACTCGCCACTAGGTGCGCCCAGGCCATCAATGCCCTGAATAGCGTAGTAGAGCGTGTCACCCACCGCGCACCGCGATGCGAATGTCTTGAACCCCGTCGATGCGCCCGCAAGCGTGACCGCACCTGTGCCTGTGGTGGTGGTCGTCTCCTTGACCCGATCTGCGATGACGAAGGCCATGGCTTACGGTGCCGTGATGACGAAGCTGGAAATCAGGATGGGGCCGCCAGCAACAATGTTGGTCGTGTTCAGTTGCAGCGTGCCGCCGCCGCCCGTGGTCGTCACGTCGATGTCCATGACGGTCGCGCCCGCGCCATCCAGCAGCCGCGCCCATGTGGCCGTACCCGTGGCGTCAGCCGACGAGTCTTGGGTGATAGCGGCCATGGTCAGAGCGCCAGCCGAAACGGTGCCGCAGTCGGCGGAGAAGGTCAGCGTTCCCAAAAGGACCTGTGACGTGATTGCTGTATCGGCATCAGCCGGTATTGTCCCTGTGTAGAGCTTGCATGTGCCTGGGCCGGACACATTGATTGCTGTTCGGATGGGTGCGAGGATGCTGTTTTTCAGCGTCGTGAGGAAGCGAATGATTGCCATGATGGACTCCTAAACTAGGGGGCATCATTCCCATCTACCGACAAACAGGCAAACCCTAGTGGGGGCTAGGTCGCTGCAAAAATATCCCCTGCCGTCGCCCTGGTTGATACCGGGGCATCAATGCGGGCCACCACTGGCACGGTCAGCCCTTGCGCAGACAGACCGGCCTGCACGATAGCCACGGTGGCCTCTGCCCCGCTGGAGAACGGCACCACAATGGCGCTGTTCACGAAAATGCTGCCGCCGCTTGTATCAAGGATGTCCGTGGCAATGCCGGTGGCCGGGTCAATGTTCCCGCCCGTTATCAGGAGCGGGATGGTCGGGCCGGTCGTGTTGTTGCGGATCTGGAAGCCGGTGTTCACAATGTAATTCGCGGTGTCCTTTGCTACCATTTCTGTGGACTGGTCCTCAATACCGCCCACGGTGGAGAGCCAATACACCATGAAGGCGTAGATGCGGGATATGGTGATGGAGCCCGCATTCACGTTCACGAATAAGTTTGTGCCGACGATGCTGCACTCTGTCACGGTGCTGCCGTCAATGGCGTTGGCGTTGTACACCGTGTCGTCAACCTGGGCAACCTGATAGGCCAGGGTCGGAACTCCCGCGCTGATAGCCCCGATGCCGACCTCTACAAAGTCCTTGGCCGTCACGCCCGACACGCAGGACACCCGCAACCGGATTGCCCGGTCTACGCTGTACACCTCACTGAACACCGTACTGGTGCCAGCCACCACAGCATTGAACAGTTCAAGGGAGTTTGCTGTGTCGTAAAGCTGCACGCGGCTTCCGGCCACCAAGTTGGTGATGGTGATGGATGCCACGGCTGGGGGCGCGTAGGTGGTCCCATCGTCGGCGGTGAACAGGTTGAAATCTGGGTGTGGATCACCAGCGTCATTCAAAACGCGCACACCCTTCAACGATGCGCCTGTGTCGCCATAGATTGCGCCGCGCACCGTCTTGTACGCCGACCCGTTGAGTTGCACAAGGTCATGCCAGTTGAACCCGTCTTTGCCTTGGAACGTGCCGCCAAGGCTTAGGTTGTAGCGAATCCAACGCATCAAAGTCTCGGCGGTGTTGCCGGTGGCCGAGTCCGTTATGGTGATGCTGAACTGCTTGCTGTTCCATGTGACAGGGCTCGCACCGTGGTCGATGATGGTGGGGGTGCCTGCAACAAATGGTGAACCGGTCGCCAAACCATTGCTGATCGGATTCAAGCCGACCACATACAACTGATCCTCCATCGAGCCGTACAACGCAACCACGTCAGCCTCTGCTTGGTCGTAGCCGTCTTTCTGAATTTTCAGAGTCAGGTGGCCGCGCTTGTCAAAGTTGCCGTGGCCCGCGTCTCCGTAAACTTGGATCAACTGGTCAATCTTGCCGGTGGTGGCCGCGTCGGTGGTGCCCGAGCCGTCAACCTGCTGGTAGCGCACTTGGTTGCCCGCCGCCGTGTCCACAGAGTAGATGGCTGCGTAAATGGCTGTGGCCGTGCCGCCGCTGGTGTAGCGTAGACCGTCGCGGTACAGGAACGATAGCCCCGCGCTGAACTCCCAGCCCTCCAGCGTAAAACTATTTGGCCCATTGGACGAGATTGGGAATGCGCGGTTCTTGAGCGCTGCCTGGGCTATCCAACTTTCGATCATGAAGCTGTACCAGTTCTGGCCGGTGGTCGCCACGGTCACGGTAAAGCGGCTGGTGCCTGTGTTGACGGTAGCAGTGGAGCCATAGGCCAAGCCGCTGGACGCCTGATAGGACCGGTCTGCAATTTGCGACACCGGAACGACTACGACCGCCGAGTTAACCACCACGCCGACCACACGGGTAGGCAAGAGCCCAGCTTTCATGATGGTGTAGTCCACCGTCGTGTCAGCGCCGCCCGCTTGGCTCCATGTCTCTGACGTGCCGGACGAACTGGTGGTGAATAGCTCGGTCGTCGTCGTGGTGGTGAATACCTTGACCTGGGAGCCAGCAGACAGGCCGGTGAAACTCAGACCCTGTGTGACGACTGGTGCAGAAACGGTTATCGTCCCGCCCGTGTTGTTTGCGGTCGTGTATGAAGTACCAGCGGGCAGTTGCACCGTGATTGCGAACGCCGTGTCATTCATCAAGTCAACCTGCCCACTGAATGTCGAAGATGATAGGTTGTATGTTCCAGTGCCAGCAGGGGTCATCACCAAGGACATTGGAGAACCCATGTTGAACGTGTAAGCCCCCGTAGCCCCAATCTGAAGAACGCCGCCCGAGAACGATGGCACGGCCCCCGCTTGGCTGAAAGTACCACTACCGTATTGGTAAGTGAAAGGTACAGAGCCCCATAGAAAATTGTCACCGACCACCAGAGAACCGGGACCATTTAGCGTGTAGCCGGTCGCGTTCATAATCAACCCGGAAGTCGTTAGGAACAATGTTGGCGACCCTGCAACGCCAGCGCCCGTTATCGGCACAGCGTAGGGTATGTTTGCAGGCTGGCAGGCTTGGTACTGGATGTAGTCGTACAGGTACTGGAAAGTGACATTCGATCCGATGACAACCTCACCAGTGGCCCAGGTCACAGTGATGCCGCTGTACCCGGCTGCGGTTGCTTCGCTCGCCTCCACCGTAAGGTTCACAACCCGTGTGGGGACGGCTTCGTCAAAGACAAAACCGTAGTGTCGGCAACGGTTGACGAATGGATACTCTGTCACACCGTCAAAAAACACTGTGCCAGTTGTTACGCTGCGCGGGGTGGCCGTGTAGTTCAGGGTAAAAAACCCGTCTGCGCCACTGGTGTTGGTTACCGTTATGTCGTACTTTTCCCATGTTGCGCTACTGATTCCTGCGAACGAAGGGGCTACACCAGCCACGCCGTTGACTGTGCCAGTGGTGACGCCAAGCCCGGTGATAGATGCTGTTGGAGGGAACCATCCAGCGCCGCCGCCATTGAAGAAAAGCGCATTCGATTTGATGTAGCCAATCACCCGGATAGACGCTCCATTGGCGCAGAACAAGTCTTGCGTGCGTACCGCCGGGGAATTCAGTGTGACGGGCTTGATGGAGATAGACGAAGTGCCGCGCACAACCTCGCTATTACTGCGCACAGCGGTGTAGTTAAACCGATAGTCTTCCTGCGCCGTAAGGTCTGAATTTTTATTCACTACCTTGATAAAACTATCCTCAGTCATGCGCGCCTGGCCAGTCTCCGTGATCACAGTCATAGCCGAGAAGGCGCAGTTTGTCATGGTGTTTTGCACCAAGGCAGGGGCTATTTGCAAAATATAGCTTTGGGATGCGCCGCCAGTAGGCAGGGCCGACGAAAAATCACAGTCAATGAAAGTCAATCGCTGGACATTCGCGGTGGAGTATTGCAGCCCCGCATAAGAAACCCCGCTAACCTTAATCCCTACCAAGGTTGCGTTATTGCCACCCCCTGCGCCAAGAGGTGATGCCGACGCATTGGTCTGGACAATCTTTGTATTCACCACCCGCCCTGCGTAGTTCGACTCCAGACTTATCGAGCACGCGCCAGCGAGAGAATCAGTTATCGTTGTGAAGCTACCTAGGATGGCGTTATTACTACCACCAGTATTGGCGGCGCCAACATGCAGAAACGCGCAGTTGGTGAAATTCAGAGGAGTTGCGAGCGGAGGATTTACAGAACCGTGGTTACTTGATAGCAGGGTATTGCTAGAGGTCGAGTGTGTGAACGCAATGCTATCCAGCGATGTATATGGGTTGATGTAACGGGTAGCCCCGTAGTTATCCACGCAGCGGAAACACGCCCCACCGGGATAGGTGAACGTGCCCTGCAAGTCTAAAAATTGCACGTTGCGGATTTCGCGGCTATTAGCTACGTCAACATTCGATACGTTGGCACCCCATGACCCGCGTGTAGCATTAGACTGGCTGGTAATGAGTACGTTTGAGGTGGCGTTACCCACTGCAATGTTCAGCCGCTTGGATGTAACCAAAGCCGCACTGATTGGGACAGTCAAAGCGCTCGGCGTGTAGCCAGCGGCAATAGTCACAACCTGCGCGAAGCCAACGCTATCGCACGTAATCTGAAGGGTATCGCCCACTTGCCAGCCCGTAGCGTCTTCAACAAAAATTGTTGTTGCGCTTGCCGCTGCGGCGGCGGTTAAAACTGTGTGGCGTTTGCGGTAAGCACCTACATAGGTAAATTTGCTGCCAGGGACTGCCTCATAAATGTATTTGTTGACTACGGGTACAGACGATTTGTTGATGTAGACAGCCGCCGTCACACCTTGCGGGATGGGCGATGCTGCGGTCCCAATATCGTGCTCACCACCAGAGTCAATCACACAACTACCCCGGCAAGTGAGTGACGAATCGACACTGCGGCTGTTCGTCAAGGTTCCGCGCACGGTGATACTGCGGTTCGTGCTGACGGTGTTTATCACGATGGTCGAGGTGGTGTCGTCGCCCCACTCGTAGTGACCGTCCAATGTGATATTTGTACCTACAGCGATAAGCACACGGTCCCCGGTCACTGGCACAGAAGCGCCACCGTCCCAAACTGCGGGGCTTGAAGCTAGGCCGGAGCCGATAGAAAAACGGTTTGCCATGCTCTACACCTATGTATCGGCCACACCAGTCACCAGACCGGATGTGTATGTGAGGGTTCGTGTCTTCGTCAGCGTTCCTACGCCGTTGTAGAACTGGATGGTGGTCAGCACCCCTGCGGTGCGGTTCAGCACGCGGCGCTCGGCCAGGATGGTCTTGGCGGCATCGCTGTACAGGCACACCTCGGTGACAACGCCGTCCACGACGGTGATGGTCTTGCCGGGGTAGCTTGCTGCGGCTGGGCCAGTCGGACCCGTTGCGCCGGTCGCCCCGGTCGCGCCCGTAGGACCAGCAGGACCAGTTGGGCCGGTCGGACCGGCTGGACCCTCTGGACCCGTGGCACCAGCCGGACCAGTGGCACCAGTCGGGCCGGTTGCCCCCGTAGGACCGGCAGGGCCTGTGTCGCCGGGTGGCCCGTCTATACCAGTTGACCCCTGTGCGCCAGTCGGCCCTGGTGGACCAGTGAGCCCTATGACCCCTTGTGGCCCTTGCTCTGCCGCTGATTCAACGATGAAACCAACTTCCTCGGTCCCGGTGATGGTGTCGCCGGTGTCCGTGGTCGTGACAATCTCGGTCGTGACTGTCTCGGTGATGATGTCAACGGCATCAGCCGCCGTCGCAATGACGGAGCCAGCCGCAACGACCGTTTCCAGCAGCACGTCCGTGCTCTGGGCGATGATGACTTCGGGTGTGCTGGTTTCGGTAAGCGTTATCACCGTGTGACCTCTGGCGAAACGGTGACAGCACCGCCTACCAGACGATGTACAGTGATGCCATCCGACATGATGATTTCAAGGTCGTACACGGCTTTTTCAAACGCAAAGGCTGCGGTAGCGGTCGCGGCGATCAGGATGTCGATGGTTCCAGCCACCCCGCCCAGCGTGATACCGCCGTTGGCCGTCGTGAGTGAGCACGCAGCGGCATCCGAGTCCAATGCTTCGCGGATCTGCATACGCGCGGTGCAGCCGGTTAGATCCACAGCAACGGGTGTGCTGCCAGCAAGCCATGTCAGCCGCTTGGCGAATGTGGCACCCTGGTTGATCGCCAGGGCTAGTTTTGCAGCAGCCATTACCTGATGCCTCCAAATTTAGTGACAACAGGTTGGCGTCGTAGCCTGCCCTGTTCGGTCTTGGCCTCGGCACAGTAGGCTTCAAACTTCAAAAGGTACTCATTCGCCCGTTTGGAGTCGCCGCCGTCGATGTCGGGATTGCTGTACGCGCGGTACTTCACCCAGTGCAGCAGCCCCAACACGTTATGGTCATCAATTTCAAAGTCCGAGTCTGCCGCGACATCCACCGGCAGGCGCAGCGTGCGCAACCAGATGGTCTGGGCAACCTTGGGCACCGGATAGGCACGCAGGGACCGCTTTTGCATCCCCTGAATGAGTACATCCAGTGACCCGGTAGCGCCGTTGAACTTCACGCCGTCCAGTTGCTCCAGCGTTTTCACGGGAATAACTGCGCCGGTCGTGGTGTCGTGCGCTGACTGGATCTGCAATATGGACTTGTTCACCGCGTACCACTCGATGGCCGGGGTGATTTTCAGCTTGAAGCTCTTGGAGTCCTCAATGCCGTAAGTCTTGCGGCAGAACTGCTTTTGCGCGTCGTCAATGTAGCCATACACCAGCGCGTCCGACCAGAAATATGGAACGACGGTCGATGTCTCCGCACGGAAGATCGCAAGCAGTTCTGTCGTGTTCATCGCTTAGTCAGCCTTGGAAACGACTTCCCATATCTTGTCGGCTTCAACGCGCGACACAGCGAAGCCTGCGCGGGCAGTCAGCTTTGCCAAGTCGGGTTTACCGGCCTTGGTGAAGTCGCCTTCTTCGCCGCCGTCCAGCATTTCATTCAGGGCCTTGGTGATGACTTCCACGCGATTGAACGCGGTGCCAGCAGCCGCAACGGGCTCGTCAATGTCAACACCTTCTGGCAGGCAACCCCGCGCGATGGCTTCCTTGTGGAATTTCTTATCCAGTTCGGTTGGCTCAACACCAACTACGGCGGTGTGGCCGGAAGTCAGTGCGATATGCATGTCTTCTTCGGTTGTGGAACGGAATTTCATGGTGATTTCCTCTGTCTTGTTCAAAAAACCCAGCGGGGATCAAGCCGCCGGGGGTTAAAAGTCCCGAAGGACACCCACTCAAGGAGAATTGCTTACTGGCCCATGCCTTGGGCGAAGGTCGAACGACCACGGACGTAGTAGCGGACTTCCAGGCGCACCTTGCCGGTGGTTGGAACGCCGCCGCCAGAAGTCCAAGTGACATTCAGAGTCTTCTCGGTGTTGGTGTGGGTGAAGCCAGTCATGACCAGCGGCACACGCGCACCCAATGCGCGAATGTTTCCGTCAGTCAGATAGCGCGTAGGCGTGGTGACATCGCCAACGTCCATTACGTCGGACGTAGTGGAGTTCCAGGCTTCGGTAGTGACCAAGGAGCCATCGACCAGCACAGCGTTAGCTGGCAAGTCAATAGCGCCCTGCGCCACGTTGTTGACCACATCCGCGAGATTGATGTCTACGTGGGCCACGATCAATTCTTGGCGGCCCGATTGTTTGGTGATAGGCATGATGAAATGTCCTTAAAGAGTTGAAACCATTGCGATGCAAGGGCCGAAGCCCCTGCTATTCGCTCTTACTGGGTGTAGTGGTCGATGGCCAACACGCCGAAGTCCTGCACCGACTGGTTGTAGATGCTGTAGAACTTGGGTTTCACCAAGCCGAACATCTTGTCCACGTTGATACCCTGTTGCGCCCCGTACTGGAACTCTTTTTCGTTCCACTCGGGTGTGCCGATGTCGGCCATACCCAGCGCCTGGGCACCACACAGCAAAGTGCGAGTACCGTTGATGGCAGAGCCAGCACCCCACTTAGCGCCACCAGCCGCGCCCTTGGTGTTGTAGACCAAGCGGTGGTCGTGAATCACCACGCCGTCAATGGTGACGGTGCCACCAGTGAACCATGGGGAATCCATACCGGCCTTGGTGGCCACAGCGACCACGGCGCGTTGGTAGTCCGCGTCGCTCTTGAGCGCTGCCAGGGTGGAAGGAGTCACGAACATCGTGTAATACTCTTTGCCGTCGGCCATCAGCGGCTTGATGTAGTTTTCCTTGGCGTAAGCCACGGCGTCCACGATCATCTTGTACGTCGGCACGAATGCCGAAGTGATAGACGCCGTGTTGGACACCAGCAACTGTGTACCGTCCCACATCAACGAACGCTTGTTGGACGGGCCGGACACGTCGGCGGCGAACGACAGGTTGGAAAACGCTGAACTGAGGCGGGGAGCGCCGTTGTTCTGGAAGCCGAAGCCGATGCCAGACATCGAAAGCAACACCAACTGGTCAACGCGGTTCGCCAGCCAGTAGGCCAAACGATCTTTGCCCATTTCGCGGAACTTGATGACGGTCTTTTGGTCGCTCAACTTACCCTTGTTCTTCACAGAGTGGGTAATCAAGTCAATATTGATGAGCTGCGCATAAGACTGCATCGCTTCTTCATTGCCTTCGCGCTCGTTGTCGCCCACAACACCGTCGTCCACCAAGTCAGCGACAAGGTGCATGATGACCTGTTCACCCTTTTCGGTCTTGGTCAACTCGGTGATGCGTTGGATGATGGAACTGGTGCCAGAACCGATGAACTTCTTGGTAAACATCTGGTCGCGTGCGGCTTCCCACACGTCGCGGGACCAAACGATTTTTTGCTGCGAGGTCAAACCCGCAAAATTGGTATGTGCCATGACAGGCTCCTTATGAATTGAAAACGGTTTTGCATTCCAGGCAATGCGCTGCCAATTCGCGGAGTCATGGCTTTAGGCCACCAAGGGGGCCACACGGTTTAACGCCAGTGATAGGGCGAAGTTCACCTAGTAACTGGCCGGGATGGTGAAGCCCCGGCCAGTGAAGTTTTTAGTCCCCCCGCAACCGCTTCTTGTCAGCGGCAGAGAGTGAACGGAACTGGTCTTCATCCAGTGCCTCAACATTGACCCGCGCACCTGTAATGCGAGTGCCAATGCCAGCTTGTAGGGAAGGTGGTTGCAGGCTTGAATCCTGCGCTCCACGCCTCAATGCGTCCTGGGTGCGAGTATCTAGCGCAGCGTTGCCGCGTGTCGAGTCCCTAGTGGGGGGTACTGCGTCATCCGGCATGAAACGGGGGGCAATGGCGGCCACCGCACGGCGCAATGCCAGATGCATAGGCACACCCTTGGCAATGTCCACGTCACGCGCGGCCACGATCAGGCCCAATGCGTATTCGCCTTCTTCGGTTTCAAGGTACGGGTAGTCCGCTACCGCCTGGGTTGACTCTGCCTCCAAACTATTTGCGATTGCGTTGTACTCGTTGTCTGCAATCAACTCCTGCTTGGTCGAGGCGCGGATATTGGCGTTGATTTCGCGGCGAATGGCCAGTGCAGCCTCGGTGTTGCCCTCCATCATGGCTTCGATGTACTGCGCTTCCTTGGCGTCCTCGTCAAACTCGGGCAGCGCGGGTGCTGCGGGCTTTGACTGGGTGCGCAGGCGCTCAATCTCGGCGTTGGCGGCATCCAGTGCGGACAACGCGGCCTTGCGGCCCTCGTTCACTTCATCAAACCGGGCCTTGGGGATGCGTGGTGCAGGTGCGTCGCGGCCTTCTTCGGTGCCGCCTTCGTTGCCCTTGTCGCCCGCTTCGTCGTCGGTCGGAGTGAAGTCGTCGCCACGGTCCAATGCTGTGCCGGTGGTATCGCCGCCGTCGTCAGTTGTGGAGCCGGTTGCGGCACCGTCCAGGCTGATTACTTCGCCGGAATCGTCGTTGTCGTTTTCTGTTGGGAATGGCATGGTGTTTTCCTTGGTGGGTTGAGTGAATGGATGCGGGTCTGTGCCTGCTTAAACGGGGTGGTGCGCGGGCTGCTGCGCTTGGAACAGTTGTTCCTTGAGTTGGTAGCCCATCAGTGGCCAGATCTGCTGCACAGCGTCCGCGCGGGCAACATTGCGGCCTATCTCGGCGTCGAAGTTCTCAGGCGATGCGCAGGACGACTTGCCGGCGACAGTGAAGCCATTGCGCAGGGTCAGTACGCAGAAGGTCAGAAGGGATAGCGGGCCGTCGCGGTCTGGCTTGCCTTCTTCCGACTTTGGGTTCTCTGGGTCCGAGTCGGCCCAGTAGGCAAGCTGTGCACCCTGCCATCCGGTGAAGTAGTCTTCGCGCACGATGTTGGCCTTGATGTCGTCAGGCGTCACGCGCGGGGCGGTCTTGCCCTTGGCGATGATTTCCTGTTCGATGGCGTCGTCATCGTGTCGGGGTGATTGGATGTTGTGCATGATTCTTCCTTGTAGTGGGTGGTTTGCTCGGTGGTGCTTACTGCACGGTCACCCAATCCAATGCCAGGATGTCGCCAGTGCTCGGCACCCAGTTGGAAATGGTGTTGTCCGTGTTCTTGATGGTGAAATATGGGTTCACGGTCACTGCGCCGTCCGGCTGGTCCTTGGCGAACTTGGCGTTGTTGGGCGACCAGAACTTTTCGTGGTTGACGGCTAAGCCTTCGATGGGTCCAGCCATCGTCACCCACATGCCCTTGCCGTTCCATCCCTTGCGGGCGACCTTGCCACCCAATCGGAGCACGTTCAATGCGCTGCCGAAATCGAACGGCGACAACGAAGGCTCAACGGGCGTAGAACGGGCGTAGAACGGCTCAACGGTGCTCCCAGTCACACCAAGGACGCGCTCCAGCATCGCGCGGGCCTGGATGCCATTCAGCAGGTTGGTGGGCCAGAGCCAAACAACGCGGCCGATAGTGGGTTTGATCATGGCGCTTTCCTTCTTGGTGGGTGGGTTGATAAATCTGCTGACAAACGCTTCTTGCGAGCGCTGGGCTTCCTCTTGCATACGCGCCCAGTTGGCTATGTGTGCGTCTGAAAAGGTCATTGGCCAATCCCCGGCTTGGTCCCGTCAGCCTGTGGCGTTTCAATGCCATCGTTCAGGCCCACGCCGGGGTTAGCCGGTGTCATGGGGTTGGTGTTGGTCGGAATGCCTGCGTCCGTCGGCATGGGCATACCTGCCGGTGCCTCGGGCACGATTGGCCCCGCGTCTTGGTCCTTGTAGCCTGCTGACTTGAGCAATGCGTCGGCCAGTCCGCTGGTAGCTGGGTTGGTGGCAATCACCTGGGCGGTCTGGATGGCGCTGTACTGGGCTTCCACGCCGCGTGCGGTGGTGTCGGCATCTGCCTTGCGTGCCTGGGCGGCCATAAGCTGGGCCTTGGCCTCCAATGTCGGGTCCACAGTCTCGGAGCCCTGCATCTGCTCCATGATGTCGTGCTTGTCGGACAGGTTGGAGTAGCGCACCACGGTCGCATCTGGGATCTTGATGCCTTCCTTGCGCATGGCCAGTGCCTGATCGAATTGCCCGTTCTCAAACGTCACATTCATAGGCTGCTCGGTGATAACCACGTCATAGGTGCCCATGGTGATGTCGTTGAGGTAGCCGCCCTCGCCGTCCGGCTTGTTGATTTCAATGATCTGTTCTTCTTCTTTGCCGGTCGCCGGGTTCAGTTCGGTGATGCGGAATACTCGGTGCGAGTCGTAATACTTCTGCACCAGTGCCACAACACGGTTTGCAACCAGTCGGCGCGTGTAGGCAAGGTTGTCCAGTGGCACGGCCAACTGCTGCTGGCTGGCGAACTGGTCGGCCTGCTTGGCAACACCGGATACCGCGTTGCCCTGCAGTCCACGCATGGAGTCGGGCACCGTCACGTCCTTGAGCGCCTGGGTCGCGCGGTCGATCAGCTTGTCCACGCCAGATGGCACGTTGTTAGCCGTGATCTTCTGGGGCGCGGTGAATCCCTTTTTGAACTCCACCACCAGTCCAGTCTTTGAACCCATTTCCTTGAGGTCGTCCGTATCCATGTTGGAGAGCGACCCTTCCTCCACGATCCATCCACCGTTGGCGCTGCTGTTGATGATGTGAACGTACTGGCTCACGGTCTTGTTGAGCACTTCCTGGGGACCAATGGCGTTGTCCACCATCCCGCGCGTCTTTCCCCTGCGGAAATAGGCGAAATACGGCACCGTGGTGATGTCGTCGTAGGGTGAATACTCGTCGTGCAGGGTGGAAAAGTAGGTAGAAACCATCCACCGGACCCGCTTGCGCATCCGTTTGGCCTGTACTGCACCCTTAACCATGGCGTCGGCAACCTGCTCGGGCGTCAATGAGTCCAGCGTCATGATGTCACCGGTTTCCGGCCATACCAAGCACTTGGTCATTTCGTAGACATACTTCTGCCGGTCGATGACCCGATACCGGGCCAGTCCGTCACCCTCATTGCCGTAGGCGTCGTAGCGGCCTGCGGTGTCATTGCTGCCGAATGTGTTGCGCTGTGTCTCGCCGTCGGTCACACCGAAGTCTTCGCCTGCGTCGTTGCTGGCCTCGGCAATGTCGCGGGCCTTGCGTCCGTACCGAGCTTCAATCTCGTCCAGCAGGAGCCAGCGCGTAACGATGCAGTCTCCCCAAGTGCTGGGGTCGTAGGATTTGGCGTCGGGGTCTGGGATGCAATCGCGCGGGTCCAGCGTTTCAATCTCCAGTTCGCCCTTCATGTTCTTTTCAAAGCTGATACGGATGTCGAAGTAGCCGCGCTGTTCAATCAGCCCGTCGCTGTAAACCTGCGTTTCCTTCCAATGGAACTGGTTTTGCGCCATGATTTGCATGACAACCTTGTTCAACACCGTGGCCTTGTCCATGTCGCTCAGTCCACCGCGCGGCTTGAAAGCGATGTCCATGCGGTTCTGGATCTGGTAGCCCACGGCGCTATTGATGCTGGGCATCACCTCGTTGAACTCATACCAAGGGCGATGCTCGGCATCCAGTTTGGCCTTAGCGTCTGCCTCCCACTGGCCCCCCCCACCCAGATACATGCCTTCGCACTTCCTGGCCTGGGCCATGTACTCAAGGTGCCCACGGTCGCGGCCATACAGGTATCGCGCCCAGTTGTCGCGGGCGATGCAGTTCTTCTCGGCTGTTTTTTTGGTTGGCATGGTGTTATGCGGCCTGCGCCGATGTCCGTGTGTTGTTGGATGCGGCCTTCTTCAACCGGTCGCGCCAGGAAGGCTCCCGGTTGTGTCTATCCAGCTTGGGGATGCCATTGGCGAACGTCATAGCCACGCTGTCGCCCTTGTCGGGGCTGCGGCCCAGCACTTCGCGTATCTCGTCCTTGGAGCGGATCAGGATGGCGGCCTTGGTGCCCAGCGTCACGACCTTGTAGCGAACGGCGCACAGGTCGGCCTTCAACTCGCTGTCAGGCGGTAGCGCAATGGGGTCTGGTGCGGTCGGGTCCAGTGCCTCACGCATACGCCAGTACATTTCTGCCCGCTTGTTGCGGAACCGTAGCTGGCCTTCCTTGTCCATCAGGGTTGATGCCTCACTGCCGACCAACGGGTACACCAGCAAGTTCAAGCCACGGATGAAGTCCAAGGCGCTGGAACCGATGCCGATGGCATCAACCACCACGGGCGCACCGTTGCGAATCAGGGGCACAACGAACCCGGCGGCTGTTGGGCCATCCTTCGTCACAACACCTGGGGCTGTCACTATCGTGTCGAACCAGTTGCCGTAGCGGGGTGCTGCCGATGTCTTGTCCAGGCCACCGCGCGACGGGTCAAGGCCAATGCATGTCATCTGCCCCTTGGCGTCACGGGGCTTCCAGCGGGCCTGGGCGGCTGTCACCCACTCGGTAGGTATCAACTGCCATGCCGGGTCACTCGCGCCCGCGTTGAAGTCCCCGCGCAGCATCTGGCTACGCAAGGGCTCGGGCAGGGATTGCAAAGTAGCTTTGTAGCCGGTGCTGCTCAGAAAAAGGTTGTCGTCAACGCTGGAAGGAATGAAGGTCCGGCTCTTGGGCTTCATCCAGTCCTTGCCGACCAGCACGGGCTCCCCGTCTGGCACTTCCTCGTCCTCGCCCTTCACGTTGGTGACGTACCAGCGCAATTCGCCCGGCTTGGCGGGGTTAGGGTGTTGCGGGTCCAGCCACGCAGCCCAGAAGCGTTTAACCCACTCCCCGGCGGCATCCGTGGGCGGGTTCCCGGCGCATACCACGCGCTGGCGAATGTTTGGGTTGTCGGTACGCAACCAGCCTATCAGCGTGCGGAACTGCGACTCGGTGAAGTGGCAGATTTCATCGAAAAATTTACCGTCATGGGGCCTACCTTGGTACTTCACCCAATCGGTTTCCAGCTTGACGCTACCCAACTCCATGACCTTGCCACCTGGGAGCCGCCAAACGCCTGTGGTGCTGTTGTAGCCGTCACGGGTACCCAGAATGCTCGTCATCCGTTCTTCGATGCCGATAAGCTGCACGGCTTCACGCCGGAAGATGATGCTATGCTCCTGTGTGGTGCAGGCAAGTCCCATCAATAGGTCGGTCTTGCCGCCACCAGCCGCACCGCCGTAGAACGTGATGTCGGCCAACGTCATGTAGGCGCTTTTCTGCGGCCCTGGCTGTGGAACCCATATCTTTTTGGTCCGCGCAACCAGCTTCACAAGCTCGGCCCGCTTCTTGGGCGTCATGTCCTTGAAGCTCTCCATCAGGTCCGCAGTAGCAGCGTTAGCCATTGGCGTCCTCCATCAAGGAGGCGATGCGTACCGCAAGCTCGGCATCCGACATCGTGGGCTCGGTGTCGTCCCGGCCCTTCTCGTCGTCCAGGCCAAAGGCTTCCCGCTCCAGGGCAATCATCACCTTGAGACTGTCCACCAGTGACTTGAGCGTGGAACTGCGGCCAGACAGGCTAATGACCTTCTTGTACAGGTCGTTTTGCTTGTCCTGCCCGCTATCGTTCTCGGTACGCATGATTTCACCAAGCGCCTCCAGCAGTTCAATGCCGTCCGTCTGTAGCTCAAGCTCCTTGAACAGCTTGGAAACCAGCTTGCGGGCGGCTGGGATGTCCTGCCGGTGGCTGATGATGATGTCTGCTTGCAGGGTCGCAGCAGCGGTAATCTGCATGGTTTCCGTGACTGCCTGCCCCTTGCGTACCGTTTTGCGTACTTCACTTTTGCGTACTAGTTCTTCGGCCTTGGCTTTCACCTTGGCCTTGAGGTCGCGCGGCCATGATTCCTTCTTGGCTCTCTTGCGGATAGCACCCTCGGTGCAGTTGTGCAGGGATGCGATGGCACGCAGTGATGCCACACCTACGCGGTATAGCTCCTGTACGGCTTCCCAGTCGGTTGCGACGGGTGTTTGCGTACTCATGGCGTACCCTTTGCGGCCTTGGTGTATGCGGCCCATAGCCCTGACCCCGTTGCGCAGCGTGCCCCCCTGCCTTGCCCTCCTGCGATACAGGCGTGACATTGCCAGTGGTGCGCTTGGTACGCGCGGTCTTGCTGAATCCAGCTTGCGGAGAATGATGGGGCGTCCATTGCCCCGCATGGTGCCGACGGTGTGTGCTTTTGGCGAACCCTAGTGGGGGGACGTAAAAAAGCCCGCTGACTGTGGCGGGCTTTTTTGGGGATCTATGGGGTTAGGTACTGGGGCACATGCGCCAGGAGTTGGTCAGTACCGGTCGCTCTCGCTTCTCAATGCGGGCTTGGTAGGTCTTGGCCTGGGGATAGCCTGCTACCTTGGGTGCGGCGGGCTCCGTGACTGCCAGTGCCATGAAGTTATCCACAATCAGGTTCTTGAAGGCCCGACAAGTGGCATAGGCGTTTTCGGCCACATGCTTGATGGCGTTGCCTACCGATGTGGCGACGGCCAAGGCCAACCCGGCTACGACGCCGATTAGGGTGAGAGTGCGAGAACGGGACATAGTGCGATTCCTTGATGTTGTGCCGTAGCTGCGGCGATCCCTTGCTGTGACGAGAGGAATCCAGTGTCAACGCTGTGCGGGGATTTGTGAAACCCTACTGGGGGTCAGCCCTGGTCGCTCTTTTCAAAGCCTGCCGGTGGGAATGGCCTATCCGGCTTCGGGCGAGAGTCCTGGGGTGCCGGGGGTGGTTCTTCCCCCATGCGCTCTATGGAGCACTTTATGGAGCCACCGCTTACCAGTGCGGCCCTGCCACCATAGGCGCAGTCGCGGAAGGTCGCGGCGTCCCCCATGGAGTTGCCGGTCACGTAGCCCAGCCCGAAGAACAGGAGCGCTGCCACGGTGTAGACAATGGCGCTCCACGGGTTCATGGTTTCTTGGCTGGCTTGGCTACTGGTGCGGCGTCAATCAGCCCACGCACCCACGGGGCTCCACCGTTGGCGTCGATCTTCTCGCGCTGGGCGGCGGTCACGACAATGAGGTACTTAACTGGCGGTGTCTCTTTGTCAATCGTGGGGCGGCCTGCGCCTGGGCGGGCGCCGCCGTGTTTGCTATCTGTCATCAGCCCCTCCATATTGAGTGCCAATGGTAGCCGCTTCATACGTCGCACCGCTCCTGCACGGTGCAAATTACTTGGTCGGTGCTGTCTGCGGCCTGCACCGCTGTCACGGTGTCGATGTAGTGCTGCCCTACTCCACGGCAGGGTTTGAACACCTGGGGCAGTAGCCAGTTGTGCGCCTGCTCGGGCGTCAGGTCGTCATCGTGGCGGGTCAGCAGGAAGTAGACATCCTTGCCGTCGATGTTCCGGTCAATCTCTCCAATCAGCGTTGCCGTGATCTGGGCATCTGGCGGCACGATGTCGGCGTCCAGGCCGCCCAGTTGGCTATCTGCCTCGGCGCAGGCTTGCTCAAAGGCTGCGGGGGTGGTGATGTCGATAGGGTCGCTCATGCCGAAACCTTTGGTACTGGGTCAACACAAAATCATGTTCAGCCTGAGGGCAATGTCCTCCCCGTTCTGACCGCTGCAATTGAACCTGCGCCTGCGAGACAAGATCGCCTGCACCTGGGTTTCGATGTCGTCGGTGTCGCTGAAAAGTGGGAGTTGGATCATGGTGTGCCGTTCTTCGCATCCGGAACCAACTCGCGCCCCGTGCCGTTCTCGCCCCATGGCGTGATGATTCCGGCTTTCTCCATGGCCTCAACCATGTACGCGGTGCGGTTGTAGCCGATCCTTAAATGGCGCTGCACCAGCGAAATGCTGCCACGCTTGAACTTGCGCACGACCTCCAAAGCCTGGGGATAGAGTGGATCTTCGGCCCCGACGTTGCCGGTATTCCTGAGCCCAATCACTGACATGCTGGCGCTTGTTTCGGCCTCTGTCAGGCCATTGATGCCGACTTGTTCTTGACAGGTTGCTTTGGCGATGGCGGTGCGGGCTTGCTCGTACACCGGATGAAACTCAGCGCGAGCATCCTGCGGGATGATTTGCTCCCATTCGTCAAACAGTTGGGCGAAAGAAGCAACGAGTTTCAGTAGCTCTTCGCACTGAACCTCTGCGCGATCAGCGCGAGATTCCTCTTGCCGGAAAGCGTCGGGCGACACGCGGCCCTGTTCTAGAACGTCGGTGGCAATGCCATCGCAGGCATTCCAGCAGGCCACCAACCGGCGGGCACGTTCTGTGCCCTCTGCTTCATCCTGCGTAGCGTCGATGGTCGCTACTGACTTGTCGTCAGCATCGAAAATCTGCGCGAGGTAGCAACTCCCCGGCTTTCCTCTTTGAGGCGCGGAGTTGAGCAAGCCGTGTGTGTTGTTCATACAGATTCCTCGCACAGTTTGTCGGAGTGCTTATCGCATTCAGCCATAACCGCATCCCACTTGCCGCCCATGCTGCTATCCGCGATGGCTTCCCAACCGCTGTTGCCCAGCACGATGAATGCGCAATGGCCTTTTGGTTCTTCGGGGTGCTTGAAGTAGATGTGGCTCTCGTCCACAGCGAACACAGCTTCCATTGCTTCGGCTTCGGTGGTGCACTGCACGATTTCTTCGCCGTCGTTCACCTTGGTCAGCGCGTACCCGTGCTCAATGGCCGTGCGGATTAAATAGCTCACCAAGTTCCGCTCCATTGCCATGCGGTCGTCGCGTTGTTTCTGTGTTTGCATTTCAAGTCCTTTGCGTTGTTGATACTTGATAATGTATATATCTTTTCAACATCACGCAAGGACTTTTGCAGGTTTCTTCAAAATAGTTTTACAGGTGCGCCACGTTGAAGGCGAACAGCAGGCCGGACACCTGCTTTGCCAGGGCGAACGCCTCGCGCGGGTTCAACTCCAGCAGTTCATCCCCCACTTCAATCTTCATCTTGCCCAGCGGCAGGCTGGTGGTGGACACGGGCCGGTCAACGCTCTGATCCACGGGGTAATAGAACCCTGGTACGTCCATGCGGATTACATCGTCGGCTTTCAGCTTCTTGATGTGGTCGTCAACAATCACCTGAGACAACCCAGACAACCGCGTCACACTCGCGCGATTGGCGTAGGCGTTGTGCTCACAGATCGTCACGATGGCCTGCAACACAATCTGGCGGCTGGTGCGGGTTTGTTCGATTTCTGTCGGCTGGTTATCCATGCTGCGCTCCCATTGCGAATTTGATTGCGATATTGGCTTGGTACGGTGAAAAGTTGGGCCAGCGCTTCAAGGCGATGGCGAGGGCGTTGTCGATGGTCACGGTGTCGTCCTTGTGCCAGATACAGCCACGGGCAAAGCACTGTTCTATGACGTGCTTGGCGGCCAGCATCATCCTGGCGTCAACCGATTGGGTTTCCTCGCGCAGGGCCACCAGCACGGCGGTGATGATGATGTCCATGGTTGCCACGTCGGACTCGCAGGCGGTGCCGTGGTCAAGCTGGAAGATGTTGATACGCATGTCCATGACTGCGCCCAACAGCTTCTGCTTGGCGACCGCGCGGGCCACCGGGTTCATTCCGGTGTCCCTGCTTACTTTGTGAAGCGCCTTGTTTTTCAAATCAGTCCCTTGTTTTTGAGAATCACCAAACTGCGCACATGGCCATGGAACCAGTCAAGATCCAACTGTTCACGGGTCATGTGTTTCGCGCCCTGCATCTGGTCATACGCGGCGTCGCAGGCTGTGCAGGCGTATGCGCCCGCCAAGTCCAGTGCCTTGATGGACTTGCCGCGACCGGCAGACCCGTGGCGGCAGTGGCTCCAGATCGTCTTGGCCGGGTCGAAGGTGCAAACTCCGATGTAGCGGACTTGGCAGTCTTCGCCCCTTGCGGATGTCGTAATCTTGCTCATAGTCCGCTCACGATTTCTCCGGTCACCATGTCAATGACGAGGCCCCGCACTTTGCTGTTAATGACTTCCTTGGGCGCTGGACATTCCCACTCGATGCCAAGGTCCGTTGCCCCGTACGCAAGGATTTGATCTAGGTAGATGCCGAACTGCTTAACCGTCAGGTCAGCGGTAGAGCGCAAACGCCGGATGATTTGCACCTTCTTCTTTCCGGCCACCCGGTATTTCTTGATTTCGTAGCCAAGGTAGGTGCGCTTCATCAGTTCGTGCCATGCATCCGCTGAATACTTCTGGCCGCCCAACTCCACAAAGTTGGCGATGGTCTTGAGCACGAACCCCCAGTAAAAGCGGTTCGCACGCAGGCTGCGCTCGTCCTCTGTCTTGCGCACAATGACCTCTACCGGCGTACCGGCTGTAGTCATGGCCTTGGCGATGCGCCAGCCCTCGTTGCACGCTTTGTTGGCGGTTATGGGGTCTGGGCAGTACACGGATAGCGACTGGTTCATGACATTTTGTTTTCAATGGCCGCAACCTTGGGCGGTGCCGCATCGGGCTCCACAACTTCAAGCCAGCACTCCAGGAAATCAGCCTCATTGCCTGCGCCGTAGTAGGTTTGCAGCACGTCGGAGCCCGTAGCACGGCAGTGCCATACGTTCTCCTGCTCGACACCGGCCTTCTCAGCGTGCATGAACACGGTGGTGACGATCTTTCCCTGATTAGGGCCTTTGCCCTCACCGTTGAATGCCATGCGGCTACCAACGACGCGGCACCGCTGATCTGGCTTTGTTGGGATGCTCATTTCACAGCCCTCCGGTATGGGTAGGCGACCATGGCCGCGTCCCTTGTGTGCTGGTTGCTGTCTTTGGTCCAGCCGGTGGCCGCCGCGAACTGCGCCGCGTTCAGCTTTTTGCCCTTGCCTTGCGGGCTTATGCCGTGGGCAGGGATGCCCCTTTCGGCGCACAGTTCAGTTATCAGCCTGCACCACGCATCAATCTCGCCCACGTTGCGGGCCATCTTGAGAGCGGCTGCGCGACTCTTTACGGTCGTGAACATGAACGATGTCAAGCGAGAGTCTTCAAACACCACGCGATCAGCGCCGTTGATGGCGTCGCGGATCTGGTGCGGCTGGCACGTCTGCAAGGCGATCAGCGCCCCATTGCTGAACGTGGCCACGCCAGTTGATGCGCCTGGGTCCAGGCCAATGATGATGCTCACAGCAACTCCCAGTGACGCGCGTGCATCACTTCGTCGAAACTGAGCGGGACTTCGGCTGGCTCGGGCTCACGGACTCCGAAGTACGCTCCGACCCAATACGGCTTAACAGATCGGCGCTGATACCTGCCCACAATCCAGATGGGTTCGCGTCCAATTCCTTCGCCCGGTGCCACGCTTGGCCCTTGAAGCCGGGACTCTTGGCCATGGTTATCAGCCAGTCCAGATGCCGTTGGTAGTGCGATCCCATTCATGCGACCGCCAGCGCGTTCTTGGCCATTTGCACGACCGTGGGGGTGCGGCGCACACCAGCTTCTACATCGCGCAGAATGGCTTTTGCCCATGCCCGGTTGTCTATCGGGCTGTGAGTGGTCGCCTTCAAACCGCCCAGCACCTTGGCTGCGATCTCCGGGTTAACTGTTGGCGATGGAAGCTGCGGCGTTTCAGGCGAAGGGGCTTGACGGCACAGATTCTTGAATTCGATTGGGCTTGGGCACCGCTCCGGTAGGTTTTCCAACGCCCAGGCGATGCGGTGCAGCGACCCGGCGAACCCGCTCAATTCGTGCGCCCACACGGTTTTCACATCAGCAATTGGCGTGCTACCAAGCGATGCGTCCCAGCGCGCTCCGTAGGTAGCCGCAAGGCGTTTAAAAAGTCTGTCGATAGCTTCGATCATGCCGGGGCTCCAATGCGTTTTACAAGGGCAACGTCAATGACGTTGAGGATGGTTGATGGGGGGTTTTTCTTCGCGTTCTCAGGGTGCTGTTCGCCGGTCATTTCCTCCCAGCGTTCTCGGCCAGCTCGGGCGTCCCGTTCGCGGAATGATTCGGGCGATGCGCGTTCGCCAACCGATTTTTGGCAGACGGCTTTGAGAAATTCAGCGGCGTCCGCAGGCTGGGCGACAACCGCCGTGCGCACCGCCTCAACAACGACTTGATCGCCGTAGTCCTTGACCAGCTTTCCGACGAAGGAGCCGCACTGCGCTTTCGGCATCCCCTGCTGGGCGAGAAGTGACTTCCCGGCTGTCCACAGTTCCGCCTTGGTCAATTGGGCAGGCGATTCGACGGCCCCGCCGTCTGGTACGTTAGTACCAGTAATAGAGTCTCTCTGTCCCTGTCCCTGTCCCTCTCTCTGTCCCTTGGAGGGCTTGTCCCCGCCAATGTCGTCGTCTTTTCTTGGTTTGTCCCCAGGGACAGACAAGTGGTGTCCATGGGGACGACCAAGAGACAGCCACTCAGAAAACTCCGGGGTGGTGTGGGTTGTCCCGTGTCTTTGGTTGTGTTTTTTGACCCTGGCAACCTCTGTCCTGTACCGCTGTTCAACCTTTGATTTCCAGGCTTCAACGGCCTTTTCGGCCACGACCGGGTGATACAAGCGGCCATCAGCACAAAGCACCCACCCGCGCAACGCTCCAGGGCGTACAGCCGTCCACTCTTTGGCTATCTTTCCGCGCTGGGCATACCCTGCTTGTTTGGCGATCCATGTATCGCTGTTTGGGATGGATGCTGCCGGTACTTGGTGCCAAGACGCGGCCCACAGCAATACAGCCGCCCAGCACGACTCCGGCGTTTCGTTTGCCGACAGATCGGAGTCACGCAGGCGAGCTACGTCCAGCGGCATGAATGCGAAGTCTTGTAGATCGCAATCCGCTGGCGTTAAAGGCGTAGTCATTTGGCGGCACCCTTCACTGCCTTGGCGACACGGAACTCAAACAGGCCAGCACTGGCCGGGTTCATCAAACTGAACAGGCGGGCCAGATAAGGCGTGTTGTGGTCATTCAGCTTGCGTGAGCCCGCATTGACCTCATGCAACGCCGTGTGGTGCCGCAGGACTTCCACAATCGTCCTGGCGCTGTAGTGCGCAAACCCTCTGGCGACAACGCGCTTGGCCTCCCGCTCAAATGAAAAGTACACATGGGTGTTGTCGGGTAGGTATTGCAGAAACTCAGGCGTGAACTGGTCTTGATGGTCCTGGGCTACTTCAATGGGTGTACGGTCCATATCAAGCTCCTTGTGTGACTGTGACGTGATAACGGCGGGCGTCTTGCTGGGCCTTCTGGGACTTCTTGCTCAAGCCTTTGATAGTCCCGATGTTTCGACCGCTGGCTTCAACCTTCTCGCGCGATTCCGTGGCCACTTGCGATGCGCTTGACCCACTGGCATTTGCAGCCATGAAAGACCTGCCCTGCGTGAATGTGCTGGGCTGTCCGTCCATGTGAGCCGTAAAGCCGTTACCGAAGCTCTTTGGGGTGCCATCTGGCCATTTGCTGGTCATGCTGTAGCCCTCAGTTGAGGTTGCAGGGATGCAAGGCGATCCATTTGCGCGGCCAGCAGGCGCTGAGACTCAAGCACTTGCCGCATCAGGTCTTCGGCCACGTCCGCTGGCTTTATGGGAGTTGTTGGGGCGTAGTTCAGGTCTTCCAGGATGTAGGCAGCGCCTTCATGGAAGCCACGGGTACGGGCCATCTTGAGAATAAACATCACCTGACTAGGCTTCAGGTTCTCCGGGCGGGATTCGTCCAGGGCGTTC